TCACAACTAAGCCTTGACCCGGTGAAAGCCCTCGATCAAGCATGAACTCGACCAGTGCAGTTGCCTCCTCTTCAAGCTTTTCTTGCGGCATTACGCCAACCATCAAAGCAATCGCCGCCTCTTCAGAAATATCTTTCTTCATTTTCATCTCCTAGGTTCTCGGAAGTACCACTTCCGGTTGGTTTGCAGGGGTGATCATACACCCCCATATTTACAAAGCAAATAATTTTTACGGCTTGGGTCGCGCCATGTTGAAGGCCGCACAGTATGCAGTCTGTCTGCCAATCCTGCGGTAAACCTGTCGCACATAGCGATAGTCATGCGCGTAAACTTTCAGATCCTCATCGTGCCGTAGCATTGCCACGGGGATGAATAACTGTTGGGTCTGGCGTCCGTCATTGTCCACCACATCCTCATATCGTCCGATCCATTCGTCTGGATCACACTCAGGTCTGAGTTCCTTCTCAACCAGTTTGGGTCTGCCGTTCACATCCATGGTCTTCCGCATGATGCGGTGCAACCGCTTGACGTTGGCTTGCAGGAAATCATCAATCGCTTTCACATGAACACGATCTTCCAAGAGAATGGCCTTGCGGGGTCTGCGCGTGCCCTTGGTCGGGCCGGGTTTCTTACCGCGCATCAGGAGTCGGCTTGCTTCACTCAGCATCTGCTCTGCCCAGTCAGCCATCCGCTGAATATCGGGCCACAGTTCAGTATCGCCTAGCTCTACGCGCAGTCGCTCCAATGTCTCATGCACCTTGGCTTGGGTGTTATCCACCTCCTCATTCATAGCGACACGCGCCTTCACGCGCTCGATCTTTAGGGGTCGGCCACGCCTCGGTCTGATCGGATCAGTACGCCCTGCCGGGTTCTCGCTCAGGTCAAAGCACACAGAGTTGAATCCGCGCACGGTTTTCCCAGAGCCAGAAGCCAGACGTTTCTGAAGCACGCCACAATAGGACGGCTTCTCACGCCAATCCTTGATCGTGTCCTGTAACCCCAATGCAGTGAACACACGGGTATCAATAAAGAGTAGCTCTCTTGCCCTCTCAAACCGCGCATAGACCACATCAGGAATCTCAGTCCCCGGCTCGGCCTTACCATTGGCATCGACTACCAACAGGTAGTCACCAATTGCATTGGCTAATTCGATAGGCGTTCGGATGGGGAGGTGCTCCTCCCGTACTTTGATGTCAATCATTCTGTCACCAATCGTTGGGTTGCTCTGCACCAACCTAGAAACTTTTGTTTCGGTTGACGGCCATGCCAGTTGCATAGGACGCAGTGCCAATCTCGCGTAGCGGGATCATAAATATCCGCTTTCATATTGCACTCGGGGCAATACCCCGGTTTTGTGTTGGGTGCGTCAAAGTCATCAGTCATCGGGGTATTCCTCCAACCCGCCGCAAGCCAGCACCCAGTAGGTGAAGGCAACCACAAAAAGGATCACACTCCACACAGGTTCGTCGCTCACCAACAGGATGAAAGCCACTACCACCATGACATCGAACGCTAAAGTTTTCACAAATCCTCCTAGTTAAATTAGATGGGGTGGTGACCCGACCCCACGGGAACCGCGCCTGAGCGGAGGCAGGTACGCCGGACAAACAAGCACCGTAGTGCTTGCCCAATATGAGCGCAACTGTGTCTCATCGCGGTTGGCTATGGTTTTTGCAAGCAGACCACTCATAGCTAGGTCTGGGGAGGCTACTCGCAACCTCCCTCCCAGCGTCCGCGTTACCGCCAGACAAAAACCCATAATGTGTAGCCTATACCGAACCCTAGTACAAAGGCAACTATTTCTGTCATCCTCGTCTCTCCTCTAGAAAATGCCTGTAGCTACGGGCCAGAAGTTCATGCAGATCGATATTTCGGTTAGCACATAGATGGCGCAAGTCCACCAGTATGTCGCACAGAAGGTCCTCTAGGTTTCCTTCAACTGCGTCTTGGCTCAAGTCCCAGACTATGTCTGCATAATGCTCGACTAGATCGAGCGCCCTGTCACTTTGTGTCTGTGTGTTCATCTGGCTTTCCATATCTATCTTCAATGATTTTCTGCCCTAAAGCCAAGGCCATGATGGTCTCTGCTACGTTGGGGTGTACACCCTCTAGGTCTTGCGGAGCAAAGGCTACCACGGCGTAGCCCTCTAGTCGCATCTGTTCAATTGCTTTCTTCCATTCGTATGTAAGGTTCATATCAATACCCTCGGTTGTAGCGTATCTCCAGATCCGTCATGCGCTCGTACACATCCTTCGGATCATCGTAGTCGTAATCAGGCGGGTCGAAGTCATCATCCTTCTCATCTGGATCGACCAAATCGGAGTTATGGTTAAACACCGCACCGCAATCGTCGCACTCCCAATGCGTCTCATCTGCCATTCGTGCGTCATAACACCCATCATCTTCAATAAACTCGCCGTGACCGTCCACTATCCAATCGTGACGTTCTATGCCTGTCACTTTAAACCGTTCATTCCCGCAATCAGGACAAACTTTCTTGCTCGTGGCTTTCCTCCCATGGGGGAGGGTCACCCTCCCCGGCTTGATAACAGTTCCTTAATTATTGTCAGTCTGTGTAACCATCGCATCGGCCAGTTTGTGCATGATGCCTCTTACCTCTTCCACATAACCCGGCGGTATGTCACCCATCATCAGTGCAGTTGATACTGTAGCGCTCAGCGTTGACAGTTCGTCTTCAGTCAGTTGTATAGTTTTCATCTCACTCCTCCCATGTGACTTTGACGAACTTGTTCGCCCCCGGACAGTCCTCCCTCGCTTCTTCCTCTGTTACATAGGCTCCGCACATCGAAGGCATACCGTCCTCTCCTTCTGGATACAATCCTACCCATCCTTCCTTCTTCACCGGCTTAGGTTCGAGCCTCTCGATTAGGGCGAGAATATCGCTGTATTCGTCAATCTCTCCATCCGTCAATTCAGCGGTGTACCCGTACTCTGCCGTGTAGCGCAAGGCACTCAGCACAAGATCGATCTCTTGTGCGTTCAAGTTATAGGTCTTCATTGCTTTTCTCCACGATCTGATAGATTTCATCTTTGATGCCTTCATAAGCATACTCATCGATGTACTGGGTTATGTCACCCATGACAAACTTGTTTAACTCGCTGACCCACACGGGCCCTTGAATGTAATTGATCTGCACAGTCTCGGCTTCGACAGCATAGTCGACCGTGATTGCTACGCGCCCACCCCCTGCGCCTGTGAACAGTTCGGTTTCGTATTTCATCTCACGCCTCCCAAGTAATGTCGGCCACATGGCACTCGATCCTAGTGTTCACCTGTAGGACGTGTGGCGCTTCATTCGGTACGTGCTTCAACGCATAAGCCACAATGCGGATCAGGTTGCTATCCTCCGGGCGGTGGATGTTGTAGTCGCATTGCTCAAGATCACTTGCCATGAATGCATTCCACACGTCATTATCGTCCCCTTCAGCGTAGCGTGCGAACGCCACCATAGCTTCAGCTATCATGCGGATGCGGTGCGCCTTAACAAATGCGTCTAGCTTTTCTTGTGTGTCGATCATCTCAACCTCCGTTCTTGTGGTATTGTTGAATATCAACCAAAGCATCGGCCATCCAATCCTCGGCCGTTCCTGCATCTATATCGCACCTCTCAAGTTCGTGTGGCATGAACCACCACACGGCATACCCTGCATCACGCATAGCATCTATCATTTGCTTCCACTCGTCTTTCATCTCACACCTCCGTGTCTATGCGCCAGACATCCGTAACCACTAAAGGTGCGCTTCCATCGTCCTCGCAAATGAGGGTGTCCCACTCGCAATCGCCTTCAGCAAACTTTGCTCGGGCCTCTTCTTCCGATTCAGCATAGACATACACCTCGCGGATTTGTCGGCACTCATAACACACATTAAAAATAGTCATCTCATGTCTCCTCATCAGACGCCCCCTCATCGGGGGCACATAGGTTATAGATCACGTCGAACACGCTACCGTGCGCGTAGAACTCCATCCTTATCTCCTACCTATACCAATAGTCGTTGTCGTCCACGGTCACCAATGCGTAGTCCTCCTGTACAGCTTCCGCTGTCTTCCACCAGTCGATAGCAATCCACGACGGGAAATCGTGGGAGATATACCCGCAATCTTTTACTAGCTCCTCAGCGTAGTCTATAAAGTAAGAGTCTTTGATCAGTGTGATGGGATACCATTCGCCGCGCCATTCCTCATCACCGCCGTTCCCGGCGAGTTCTTCTAGCAATGCACCGAGTAAGCCGAACTCCTCATCCTCTGCCTCATCGTAGGCAATCTGGTTGCGTTTCCAATAGTCGTAGTCAACACCTTCGTTTTCTGGGGTGGATTCAAACTCCTTAAATAGCGCGTCTTGCTTAGGTTCGAGTTCCTCATATCTTGCGATAACGTCACGCACGTCAATGATGTCTGCGGTTAGGTCTAATGTGCTCATGGTCTTATGCCTCGTTAATTTTAGTGATGGTTTTCTTAGCCTCGTCGATAGCCTCGCGCACCATGTCCGCATGGTAATCCTCAGCCTCAACAAAATCCTTGTGTTCTTTATAACAACACCCACCCAAGTATGTGGCTCCGAGCACCACACCCGCCTTTCGCGCCTCGACGCGAACCACGAACCATTCAAACTCATCATCATAGATAGCTTGCACTATCTCGGGGTCATCGAAGCTATGCTTGGGGTCGCAGTCATCGCCCTGCACTGAGGTTAAAATATCAAAGCCATCTACCGTGCGTTCGTCGATTAAGTCCCACATGGTTACACCTCTTAAAATTGTTTGATCGATTGAATGTTGCATATCTCAGCCGTGGTTAGCCCTCGGCTTAGGGTAAATTCGTAGTCGCTATGTGCTAGCTTGTATGTGCGGTGTAAGCATCCGGCCTCGGTTATGCGTTGGTGTTTACAGTAGATCCGGCCTTTGATTTGATGGATGTCTCGGGCCATCCATAGCGCCATTCTGAAAGAGTTGACGCCATAATATTGATTCTTGAATTCATCATCACTAAACAGAATAGCCATTGTTTGATCCTCAAAACTGTCGATAGACGCAACCGCCGGCGACTTCCCCGACAATTACGGTGTTCAACTCTAAATAGTTCATCACTTCCGACTGGGTGTCAGTCTCATCTAAGCCTTCCACGTCAATGCCATAATCCTCAGCAATCTCCTCCCACGTAGCTTCCGCGTACTCACAGCAAATGGCGATAACGTCAAGTTCCACTTCTGCGCCTGTCTCTTCTTCGTATAGCTCAAAATAGTCGAACAGGATACCCAAACCCTCATAGCTGAATTGGTTATTGCGCCCCATCTTGCGGAATGCATCGCGAAAATCTGATTTTGTGATTGTCTGTTTCATGGTCTTATCTCCGAGTTTCGATTGAAAAGGCAACAAAGGCGCTCGATGCAATGCACACAAGCATCCCAAGGGTGATTACGTGGTCACTCGCCACTATGGATTCGCCTAGCACGTAGACTGACAGAAGAACTAACGAAGAACAAACATATTGCATAAATCGCATGGCTTATGACCCCCAGATTGAAAGGTTTCGCCCTGCTTTGGGCTCGTCAGTAGGTCAGCATTAGACCTAAACCTACTCTATAAAGCGGGTGGCATGGCCCACCTACCGCAACTTTCTTTATAGTTTGTGCAAGTCAATGCACCCATTTTGTTAAAGAGCCGGTGGCGATCTCGCTACCGTGGAGCCATTCTAGCTTGAAGTGTCTCCCTTGTCAACCCCCCGGTACATTTAACAATGTACTAAAAGTCGGGGGTTTCGTTGGCCGTTGCCGGTCAACGTGGGGACATTATGGGCAAAACATTTGTGATTGTCAACCCCAGATTGATTTCTATCGATGCACTATAAGAATGCGAAGGGCGCAATTGTCGCACTGTTTCTGGGGGGTTCAAGGTATATTGACTCGACAAAAGATAATTCGTCTGGCCCTTATGGTGTAAGGGTTTTACCCCCTTTGTACCCCTGCTATATAATCGGGTGAAATGATCAGGTTTTGAAAAGGCAATGTTTTTGAGGCCTTGTGTGGCGGGCTCTGTAGGTTTGTCCCTAGTATTATTCATATGTTTTTATTAATTTGGGTTATGAGCATGAATAAACAAGTAGCCCCCCTTATAGGGGTATGCGTGAAAAAAGGGGTTCTCATATGGGGCTATTATTATTATTTTTAATAACTAATATATATATATAGGTACAAATGCCTACACCCCCTGATTTTGCTGGATCAAAAACAAATTGCCTTTTCTACCGGATCATTCCAGCCGTTTAAATAGCGGGGGTACACCAAGCCTAAGTCATTGATTTATAAAGAGAAAAAGCAATTTCTTTTGTAGGTAGGTCAAAGCGCCGACCCTACCGGCGGTGGGGAGACCCCTATATGTTTTACCTCCCCTGAGCGCGCATCTAAATAGCAATACGCACCCTATCCCAGCAATTTTCAATCTTGAGGCCCCTATTTTTTGCACACCAAATTTTTATATAAAATTTTTGCACCTATTGCCCCCACCACCCCCGGTGGGGTATAATCTAATTTTGGTACCATCACAGCAAAAACGCCATGGATTACAAAATCACTCAAGACCTACTCAAAGAACTTTTCACTTATGACCCTGAAGGTTTCTTAATCTGGACTTCCGCGGCAAACAATCAACACGCGGGCAAACGCGCAGGCTACGCAAAAAAAGACGGTTATTGGCATATCGATCTTTTCAACAACACCGTATCTAGAGGCGCCCATCGGCTTGTGTTTTTATGGCATTGGGGTTACCTACCTAAATCAATTGATCACATCAACCGCAACCCGCAAGACAACCGCATAGAAAACCTGCGAGAAGCTTCACCAACACAACAAAACGCCAACAAAAAAGTCGACCCAAGAAACCAAACAAAAATGAAAGGGGTTGAATACGAAAGTAAACGTGGGACCTATCGGGCAAGAATCCGTGTGCAAGGAAAGCGGATCAACATTGGGCGTTATAAAACAGCCGAAGAAGCCCATGCCGCCTATTGCGCTGAAGCGCAAAAGCTTTTTGGTGAGTACCATTTTTCAGGTTGACATCCCTATGGGTCCCATCTAGGCTTGGTGCCATCTGGGCTACCATACCCTGCGTAAATACAATGGAAGACTTTGAAATCCCCATCGGTCGAGTCCCTCCCGCACATACGAGTGCGGTGTTTGCTATGAGCGCGTTTCAGGAAGGCATCATTCCTGAAGAAAGCGCCGGCCCTCTGTCTGAAGAAGACATCGAGTGGGTCCACAATACTGTGGAGCAAGGACAGAAGACTGAGCCCGCTCCTTCCCCCGTCGCGGAACGCTACCTGCGAAATGCGTTTAGCCAGTACGATTTCGATATGCCAGTCACGCAAGAGCAGTGGCAAAACTACGTGCTAACGCAGTGGTATCGGCAGTCCCAAGACCCTGACCCCAAAGTATCCAAATCGGCGCTTGATTCACTGGCCAAGTCCAGTGTGGTCAACCTGATGGTGGAGAAGAAGGAAATCAGCATTACGACCAAGTCGGATGACGAGCTAAATCAGGAACTCAAGGCGTTGTTTGCCAGTTTGAAGGCAAAGACGATCGAAGGGAAAGCGGAGCGAGTGCCGAATGCTGGCTGAGCTTGAGGACATCACACCTGAGGAATATGAGGCGCTGTTAAGCGTTGCCAGCGTCGAGCAGCGGAAGCGGCTTGAATCTTTAATGGCCGAGATCAACCTCCGAAAAACCCGGGAGAGGGCGCAGCTAGAGTTCATTCCTTACGTGGAATCGGTCTGGCCAGATTTTATTTCGGGCGCCCACCACCGGAGAATTGCCAAAATCTTTGAACGCATCGCTGATGGCGAGCTCAAACGGGTGATTATCAATCTGGGGCCTCGACACACCAAATCAGAATTTGCCAGCTACCTCCTTCCAAGCTGGTTTTTTGGGCGGTTCCCCAAAAGAAAAGTCATGCAGATATCCAATACGGGTGAGCTGGCAGAAGGGTTTGGTCGTAAAGTCAGAAACTTGGTGGATTCAGATGACTATAGAAGGATTTTTCCAGCGGTCGAGCTTCGGAAGGACTCTACTGCTGCTGGCCGGTGGAATACAAATCATGGTGGGGAGTATTTTGCTGCTGGCGTGGGCGGTACTGTTACTGGCCGTGGCGCTGATCTACTCATTATTGACGATCCCCACTCAGAAGGTGAGGCGGTCCTAGCCCAGTTCAACCCTGAAATTTACGATAAAGTCTTTAGCTGGTACACATCAGGCCCACGCCAGCGTCTGCAGCCGGGCGGGGCCATCGTGATTGTTATGTGTATGACCGGAGACACCCCGGTCCTGATGGCCAGCGGGGAAGAGAGACCCTTGCGGGATGTGCGCTCCGGCGATCTGGTGGCTACCTTCGACAATGGCAGATTGACGACCAGTAAGGTCAATAATTGGCAGTCAAATGGTGTTGATTCCATATACAAGATACAAACACAATCTGGTAGAATACTCCGAGCAAATGAGAGACATCCGTTTCTCATAATGAACGAAGGGGTACTCGAATGGACCAGATTAAGGAACTTACGGCGGGGAGATTTACTTGTATCGTTGAAGGGTGCAACCGGCCTGCGCGAGCAAAAACCAAACCCGGAAAGTGCGGACCTTGCCAAGCCAGCGACAGCTACCACCGCAAAAACCCAAATGCCCCAAGACGAGGGCCGGGGCACCACGGAAAATGGAAAGGTAAAACGTGCGCTGAGCCGGATTGCGAGAAGCCTGTGCACTGTGACGGGTTATGCCAAAACCATTACGCAAAAAAGTATTGGGCGGACGGAAAAGGAAGAGGGACCGCAGAGCAGCGCCGCGCACGTCGGGTCAAAAGCCGGTATGGAATCACGCTTGATGAGTATTCAGCACTGCTCAAAAAGCAAGGGGGCAGATGCGCAGTATGCGGAAATCTGCCCGGAGACAATGTTCGGGCCCATTGGGGCGGCAAACTGTGCATTGACCATTGTCACGACACTGGAAAAGTTCGGGGTCTCCTCTGCAACGACTGCAATCTCGCCGTTGGCTATGGTAAGACAGCAGCAATACTTGAACGAGCTGCAGCGTATCTCAGACTTCACAGCGGACCCGATAGTCTCAATAACTCCTGATGGGGAGGAAGAAGTTTTTGATGTTGAGATCGATCGCACCGAAAATTTCATTGCAAATGGCGTTGTAAGCCACAACACCCGCTGGTCGCTCCGAGACTTAACAGGGCAGATTCTCGAGCATTCGATCGAGAAGGGTGGGGATAAGTGGGAGGTTATTGAGTTTCCGGCGATCATGAACGAGGGTGAGCTGAACGAGAGACCTCTCTGGCCGGAATTTTGGTCGCTGAAGGAGTTGCAGGCGGTCAAAGCCGAGCTTCCACCCAGTAAGTGGGCTGCGCAGTACCAACAACAGCCGACCTCGGAAACCAATGCCATCATCAAGCGCGACTGGTGGAGAAAATGGCCTCATAAGAACCCGCCCCCGCCGGATTTTATCTTGATGACGCTCGATACGGCGTTTGAGAAGAAGAACAGTGCTGACTACTCGGCCATTGTGGTGTTCGGTGTGTGGAACAATGATGAGGATGACGGGCAGCCTAACCTCATGTTGCTTGATGCGTACCGGGAGCGCATGGAGTTTCCTGTGTTGAAGGAGCGGCTCTTGGAGTACTACGAGGAATGGGAACCAGACTCGGTCATCATTGAGAAAAAAGCATCTGGGGCCCCGCTCATCTACGAGATGCGTCGGATGGGTGTACCGGTTGGGGAGTTTACCCCGACGAGAGGGAACGACAAGATCACCCGGCTCAACGCCGTGGCGGATATTTTTGCTTCCGGTAAGGTCTGGGCGCCCCAGACCCGGTGGGCGGATGAGCTGATTGATGAGGTGGCGAGCTTCCCCTCTGGTCGGCATGACGACTTTGTGGACTGCGTAAGCTTGGCGCTGATGCGGTTCCGTCAGGGTGGGTTTATTGGTACGACCAAGGATGAAGAGGAAGAGAGTTTGCCGCGGTATCGGTCCAGTAGGGGCTACTATTGAGCATATACATACACTTGAGAGATGTCTGTATGAAACAGGAAAAACTTTGTGAGAGCGAGGACATGACGATGGAGGAGCTGGGTATGGAGAATTCACGAGTTGATGAGGTCCGTGAGCGGATCAACATGATGCAGATAAGCCGGGAAGCAGCAATGCAGACAGACCCCACAAAGGTCATCTTCCCGCCGAATATCACCCCGGAGAACCGGTTAAAGGCGATGGAGACCATGCGTCTGGCTATGGAAGCCGAGAAAAAGCGGCAACCTATGATCCACACAACCGGGTATGTGAATACGACATTTGCACCATCACAGTTTTTGGTCGATGCTGACGTATATAAGACACCCATACCTGCTACGCCGCCAGCAACCAAAGCCAACGATCGACAGGTCGGAGGCAGCCACTACAAGAATGCAGGTGTTGAGCCGTGGGATGTCATCGACACATGGCCTAAGGAACAGCAGATTGGTGCATATCGCTCAGGTGCGCTAAAGTATATTATGCGTGCTGGTGACAAAGACCCCTTTAAGCAAGATATTGCCAAGGCTCACCACTATCTCGAGAAATTGCTGGAAATTTTGGAGTAAACCATGGCGGCTCCCTCTCTTGTCGACAAGCGGCTTATGCCGCAGAACCCCTTCCTGCAGGACGAAGATCAGCCGATTGAGGTAGTGATCGGAGATCCGATGGGTGAGGATGCTCTTGAGATCGACATTGAGATGGAGAAAGAGCCTAGCTTTGACGCCAATCTCGCGGAATACATGGATGAGGCCGACCTATCCAGTCTGGCCGGCGAGTTGCTGGATGATTTCGATAATGACAAGGACTCCCGGCGTGACTGGGAGCGGACCTACATTGAGGGTCTGGACCTGTTGGGATTGAAGTTTGAAGATCGATCGGAGCCATGGGATGGCGCCTGTGGTGTCTATCACCCGATGCTGACCGAAGCGACGGTCAGGTTCCAGTCCGAAATGATTGCCGAGACTTTTCCGGCGCAGGGCCCCGTCCGGGCCCGGATCATCGGCAAGGATGACAAAAAGCAGGAACAGGCCGCGGCGCGAGTTGTCGAGGATATGAACTACAACCTGACCGTGAAGATGGTTGAGTTCCGCTCTGAGCATGAACGCATGCTGTGGTCGCTGGCTCTGGCCGGCGCCGCGTTCAAGAAAGTCTACTTCGATCCGACCAGCAACCGCCCGGTATCCATGTTTGTGCCGGCCGAGGATCTTTACATGCCCTACGGGGCATCGGACGTGCGGACTTCACCGCGTGTCACGCATTTGATGCGTAAAACCAAGAACGAGATCCGCAAGCTTCAGTACGCAGGCTTTTACCGGGATGTTGACCTCGGGGAACCCCGAGTTGAGATGGATGACATCCAGAAGCGCAAGGATGAGGCGGATGGGTTCAGTGCCATCAACGACGATCGGTATCGGCTCCTTGAGATGCAAGTCGAGTGTGACCTTGCTGGATTTGAGGATGTTGACCCGGAAACGGGTGAGCCGACCGGTATCGCCCTCCCCTACATCGTCACGATGGACAAGGGCACCCAAGAGATTCTGGCTATTCGCCGGAACTGGGACGAGTCTGACGCATTCAAGCAGCCCAAACAGCACTTTGTGCAGTACACCTACATACCGGGATTCGGTGCGTATGGTTATGGTTTGATCCACCTCATCGGGGGTTCTACTAAGGGCGCAACCGCTATCGTCCGTCAGTTGGTTGACGCAGGCACCCTGAGCAACCTCCCGGGCGGCCTCAAGGCCCGTGGGCTTCGCATTAAGGGTGACGATACCCCCATCATGCCGGGTGAATGGCGCGATGTGGATGTCCCGGGTACATCCATCCGAGAGAATATTCTGCCGCTTCCGTACAAGGAACCGAGTCAGACCCTGTTCAATCTCCTCCAGAACATTGTCGAGGAAGCCCGCAGGCTGGCGGCCGTTGCGGATGTGAAGCTGAATGATATGAACGGCGAGGCGCCGGTCGGTACCACACTGGCTATTCTCGAGCGGACACTCAAGGTCATGTCGGCGGTACAGGCGCGCAACCATGCGTCCATGGACCAAGAGTTTAAATTGGTCGCCAAGCTGATCAAGGACTACACCCCGGCCACCTACGAGTATGACCCGGGCTACGGCGCCACGCCGCAGCAGAAGAAGGAAGACTACGAGCAGACCGACATCATCCCGGTCAGTGACCCCAACGCCTCAACCATGGCGCAGCGGATCATCCAGTATCAGGCAGCGATCCAGTTGGCGCAGATGGCACCGCAGATTTACAACCTGCCAGAGTTGCATCGCGGGTTCTTGGAAGTGTTGGGCGTCAAGGGTGTCGACAAGATCATCCCTGACAACGAGATCACCATGCCGGTCGACCCGGTCACTGAGAATATGAACATTCTCAATCAGCAACCGGTGAAAGCCTTCCTTGAACAGGACCATAAAGCTCACTTGGCAGTGCATCAGGCGGCGATGAATGACCCAATGATTGCACAGGTCATGGGACAGAATCGGAACGCACAGGCATTGCAGCAGGCCATGATGGCTCACATCATGGAGCATGTTGCCTTCCAGTACCGTGTTGAGATTGAACAGCAGTTGGGTGTGGCGATGCCGCCTCCCGGGCAGCAGCTTCCGCAGGCATTGGAGTCGCAGATCTCTCAGCTTCAGGCAGAAGCGGCACCACGTCTCCTTGCACAACACCAGAACCTTGCAGCGGCTGCACAGAACCAGCAGGCGGCGCAGGACCCGGTACTCCAGATGCAGCAAAAAGAACTGGAGCTCAAGGAGAAAGAACTGGACGACAAGAAATTCCTCGAGATCGAGAAGCTCAAAACTCAGGTCGAGGTCGCCATGATCAACAACGAAGCAAAGCTAATGCTTCAAGGCGAAGATTCAAAGATCACGCTCCTGCAGAAGGGTATGGACATGGCCCAAGCCCAACAGGATGCGCACAGTTTGCTGCCCCCGGGGTCATCTCCTGCTGGAGGCCCCCCACCCACGCCTCCGGTTCCCGGCGCGGCAGCACCTATTCCGCCGGGTCCCGGCGCACCACCCATGGGTTAATAACGCATGACTGCATTGGAACTGCTACGCAAAGAGCTCGAAGAGACGCTCGATGCGCATAAAGAGTCCGTGGCTTACGGCCACGCCAAGGATTATGCCGAATACCGGCATAACGCTGGAGTAATTATCGGGTTAACCAGCGCGCTCGAGAGAGTGAAAGACCTGCAACGCTATCAAGAGGAAAACTGATGTCAGCCACAGCAATTGACGCTGAAAAGACTCAAGAAACCGCCGAGAATTTGGCTTCAAGACTTCCCGACCCAGCAGGGTACAAGATGCTGGTTGTGAAGCCCGAGATCGAGGAAAAGTCGGCCGGAGGCATCGTGTATGCCGACGCGACCCGAAAGAAGGAAGAGCAGGGTGCAGTTGTAGGTCTGGTCCTGAAGCAGGGATCGATGTGCTACAAGGACGAAACCAAGTTCCCCACCGGGCCTTGGTGCAAGGAAGGAGACTTCGTACTCTTGCGCGCTTACTCCGGTTCACGCTTCAGCGTGGACGGCAAAGAATTCATCATCGTGAACGATGACCAGATCGAGGGCACAGTTGCTGATCCTCGTGGCATCAATCGCGCTTACTGAGGGTTAAGTCATGCCACCCAAAGATCAGATCATTAACGAAGATTTTGAACTGCCCGAACATTTGATCGAGCGCGGGGAAGAAACGGTTGTCGAACGTCGACAAGCCAAACCAGAACCCGATTTTGAAATCGAGGTGCTGGACGATACCCCGCCGGAAGACCAGAACCGCAAACCTCTGACTGAAACCGAACAGGAAGAACAGGAAGAGGAGCTGGAGAATTATTCCGAGAAGGTCAAGAAGCGCATCAATCAGATGAGCCACAAGTACCATGACGAGCGCCGCGCCAAAGAGCAGGCAGCCCGTGAGCGGGAAGAGGCACTTAAATACGCGCAGACCGTCTACGCAGAGAATCAGCGCCTGATGGAGACCCTGAGCTGGGGCCAGCAGGAATTTGCCAAGATGGACATGGCCCGTCTGGACGCAGAACAGCAGCGAGCAGAAGACAAGTATCGCAAGGCGTATGAGGCCGGCGACACGGAAGGCACTCTTGCAGCGCAGCGCGAAATCGCCAATCTGGCGGTACAGCGTGACAGAGCACAGACTATGGCAGTGCAGCAGGCGCAGCAGTTCCAGCGACAGGTGCCAGAGACTCAGGTGCAGCCTCAGGCTTTACAACAACCAAATCCTGCTGTATATAACCCTCAAACACAGCCTGAACGGACCCCGGACCCCAGAGCACAAGACTGGGCCGCAAAAAACCCATGGTTCGGTAAGGATGATGAAATGACTTCCTTGGCCTACGGCATCCACCAGAGATTGGTGAACGAGGGAGTGGATGTAACTTCTGACGAGTACTACGCGCAAATCGATTCGGGTATGCGCCAGAGGTTCCCAGAAAAATTTGAACGGCCCAAGAGGCAGACAACCGTAGCCCCGGTGGGTAGAACCACTGCAACCAAGAAGGTTACGCTGACTGCATCGCAGGTCGCAATTGCAAAACGTCTCGGCGTACCGCTAGAGGTATATGCCAAGCACGCTCTTATGGGGAATAAGGTAAATGGCTAATCAGATTCAAGACAACAGAAAGCCCCGCGGCACGGATGCACGGGAAATTGAAACTCGGAGTACGGAAGTACGCCAGCAGTCTTGGTCTCCTGCCCATGACCTGCCAACCCCGAACCCGGTAGACGGGTACGTACATCGTTGGATTCGCGTAGCTATGATTGGCACGCCGGACCCCGCAAACATGGCCAAGGCCAGACGCGAAGGGTGGGTACCGTGCAAAGCAGCAGACTACCCGGAAATCAGCGCCGATTTGGCCTCTTTTGGTTTGTCACCCTCTACGGATCTCATCGAGATCGGTGGTTTGGTGCTTTGTAGGACGACGACCGAGAACGCGCAAGCGCGGCAGAAGTACTACGAAAACCTGACTCAGGGGCAAGCGCAGGCTGTCGACAACAGCTTCCTGCGTGAAAACGATCCTCGTATGCCTTTATTCAAGGATACGAACACGAAAGTCTCATTTGGCAGTGGTTTCTAGTTTTAGAAGCCGACCTTAAAATTTTAGGAGCATCCTATGGCATACCCTAACGGTATTGGCCCCTCAGGTCTGGTTCCTGTGAACCTTCTGGGCGGGCGCGTTTACAGTGGCGCCATTCGTCAGATCCCGATCGCTTCTGCTTATGCGCAGAACATCGGCTATGGCGACTTCGTCACCTACACCACCGATGGTACGATCATTCGTATCGACACCGCCGCTGGCGCAAAGGCAGCTTTTGCTACCCCGCCTGTCGGTATCTTCCTCGGCTGTCAGTACACTCAGGCTTCTGGTCTGAAGTACCCGCTGTGGAGCCAGTATTGGCCGACCGGTACCGCTATCGGCACCGACAACGAGAACTACGGTTACGGCTGGGCTTACGTTTGTGAAGACCCCGACGCAATCTTCGTAGCCACCGTTTCTGATGCCTCTGGCAATCTGTACACCTCAGGTGCAGCAACTCAGGCTAGCGTAGGCCTCAATGCAGGTTACTACGTCAAGACCGGTCTTGTTAACACCACCACCGGCGACAGCCTTGTCACTGTCAATCTGGCTTCTGCTGCAACCACCAACACGCTGCCGCTGCGCATCGTAGACGTAGTTCGTAGCACTGCACTGAGCGATGGCACCTATCAGCAGGTTCTCGTAACCTTCAATGCTGGGTTCCATTTCTACCGTCAGACCACCGGTATCTAAGGGAGTAACGTAAATGGCTGCTATTTCACGCGCTCAATTACTTAAAGAGCTGCTCCCCGGCCTGAACGGTTTGTTCGGTCTGGAATACGAGCGTTATGGTGAGGAATACAAGGAAATTTTCGAGACCGAAAGTTCCGAGCGTTCCTTTGAAGAAGAACAGAAGCTCTCCGGTTTCGGTGCAGCTCCTGTCAAACAGGAAGGTAGTGCAATCGCGTATGACACCGCTCAGGAAGCGTGGTCTACCCGATACACCCACGAAACCATTGCCCTCGGTTTCTCCCTCACTGAGGAAGCGATCGAAGATAACCTGTACGACTCACTGTCTGCACGTTACACCAAGGCACTGGCTCGGGCGATGGCTTACACCAAGGAAGTCAAGGGCGCCAACATTCTGAACAACGGCTTCAACTCGAACTACAAAGGTGGTGACGGTAAGTCTCTGTTCGCGAATGACCACCCGTTGACCTACGGTTCAACCATCTCCAACATCCCGGCTATCGCAGCCGATCTGAACGAAACCTCACTTGAAAATGCGGTTATTCAGATCTCTCTGTGGACCGATGAACGTGGCCTGCTCATCGCAGCTAAGCCGAAGAAGCTGATCATCCCGTCTGCTCTGCAGTTCGTGGCGACCCGCATCCTCGAAACTGAGCTCCGCGTTGGCACCACCGACAACGACATCAACGCTCTGAAGAACAACGGTTCAATCCCGGGCGGCTGGACTGTCAACCACTGGTTGACCGACACCAACGCTTGGTTCCTGACCACCGATGTTCCGAACGGCCTGAAGCACTTTGTACGTACCCCGCTGTCTACATCAATGGACGCCGATTTTGACACGGGTAACGCTAGGTATAAGGCCCGTGAGAGGTACAGCTTTGGGTGGTCCGATTACTTGGCCATCTTCGGATCGCAGGGTACTTGATGTAAATCAACGACTTAGGTTGTTAAGAGAAAGGGCCTTCGGGCCCTTTCTTTTTGTCTTGACACGGGCAATTTTGTTTGTACAATTCACTCGTACTGTTTTGAAACGGGTAATTTATGAACAGCATTCCTACTAATAGGGCCGACGCCAAAGCACAAGGCGCCAAACACTACTTCACAGGCAAACCATGTAAGCACGGCCATATTGCGCTACGGGAGACTAAAGGCTCCTGCGTCGAGTGTCGTAAGTTGGAGCATCAAGCAAGCTATGCGAACCGCAAAGACTACTTTGCTGACTACAACAAGTCAGACCGCGGGAAAGACAACAAGCGCAAGTATTATGAGCAAAACAAAGACGTAGTGATTGCTAAGGCTATGGCGCGGCCCACCGAAGCAAAACGTAAGTACACCAAGGTTTGGGAAGAAAAGTACCCAGAAAAGAAACGCGCAATAACGAACGCTAGGCGCAGACGGTATAAGCACGCCACACCAAAATGGCTGACCGCAGAACATAAAAAAGAAGTGCGGGAGCTTTATCTTGAGGCCCAGCGTCTCATCAAAGAAACAGGTAGAAAGTTTGAGGTTGACCATATAGAGCCCATAATGGGTGAAGACGTATGCGGGCTTAATGTGCCATGGAACTTGCAGATTCTGCTGAAAGAAGAGAACCTAAAGAAGTCAAACAAACGGATACGAAATGAACAAACTGGTTAAAACAGCCCTGACGGAGCGAGACAATGAAACTTTCTGTGCTATTAGGATTATTGGGTTTCTTGGTGTGGCTCTTGTTGGCTCAGCTATTGTGGTGGGCGCTGCTCCCCTTGAGATCGGAGCCGGAATCGCCGCCATCATCGGTGCCCTCGGAGGTGGAATACGCCTCAAAAATGAAGGCGTTGACACAGCAAAGTAAGTAGCTTATAAGAACTCCAAGATCTGGGGTTTTTAATGCTCATCCAACCGACCCAGCGGACAACGCGCAAGATGGATGGGTGCAGGCGCAATGAGGTATATCATGGGTTTTGCAACTCACCTTGGTCCTTGGGGTACCGGTACCGTTAAGGACACCACTGGAACCACTCCGGGCACCGTACGTAACGTCGGTCTGATGGTTCTTTCTCAGTCAGGCGATCTCGCCGCGGGCGTAAGCCCCACGGTTGTAGCCACCCTCCCGGCTGGTTCACAGATTCTCAATATCTACGTCAACACCACGACCCTGTTCAATGCAGCGACTACGCTGACGATCGGTGATGGTACGACGGCGAACAAGTATCTTACTTCTACCACGATCACCAGTGCTGGTGTGATCTCTACTGCCGGAGGCAATCTGGTGGGTACTGCGATCAACAATATTGGTACTTCTGACGTTCTGGTTACGGCGACCCTTGGAGGTTCAGCAGTGACTGGTGCGGCGACTGTGACTGTTGTCTACGTCCAGAAGAACTCAAATGGATCTGCAACTCCGACCCCGTAATAAGGGAAGGATGCAGGACATGGAGTTCCAAAACATACTCGACGGTGTGATGGCGCTAATTGGCGCCATCCTCGGTTGGTTCGTAAAGATTATCTGGGATGCAATTAAGGAATTGCAGAAGGATATGAAGGAAACGAACCAGACGATCCATGAGCATTACGTCCGCAAGGAAGATTACCGGATTGATATTGCTGAAATTAGAGGCATGTTTAATCGGATAATGGACAAGCTGGACAGTAAGGTAGACAAATGACACGCCCATCGCGGGGGATTGCCCCCATTCAAGAAAAGGCTAGAGGTAATGATATGGCTAAGAAAGATCCCCGTAAGGCGATGGCGCCCAAACCCGCCAAGTCTTCTATGAAAATCAAGGCAAAGGCTCCGGCAGGCGCTGTGGATGGTATGGGTCCGATGGGTCCGGCCATGGGCGGCATGGGCATGAAGAAAGGCGGCATGTGTAAAGGTTATGCAAAGGGTGGATCGATCGACGGTATCGCCCAGAAAGGCCGCACTCGCGGCAAAATCCGATGAGCGGACAGTGCGCTTACGTACATTGTAAACCAGACTCCAGCGTGTTCTACGTGGGGAAAGGTACGCTAAATAGGGCCAAAAGCCTTAGAAAAGGGCGTAGAAACATCGTGCATGAGCGCACTGTAGTTAAATATGGCGCAGACAATATCGGCGTGGGTATACTGGAGTGCTCATCTGAAAGCGTTGCGTTTGAGCTTGAAAAAGGATTAATAAAGTGCTTTAGAGCTATGGGCGCCGCTCTGGTCAATATGACTGATGGCGGTGAAGGTAAGGCCGGATGCCCTAACTCTCCCGATGCTTATGTACGGACCGCAGCTAAAAATAAGGGCCAAAAGCGCTCAGAAGAGTTCAGGCAAGCACAGGCAGCTCGTATGTCGGGCAGAGTGGTCAGCGACGAAACTCGCGCTAAATTAAGTGCAATCTTTAAAGCGCGTCCGCTACCGGAGGCATTTAAAGCGCAATTAGGAAAACGATGTGGCGCAGCTAATGGAAAAGCTAGAGCGGTAATCGGATCGCATCCTGAGCATGGCACACACAGATTTGATACGCTCACAGAAGCAGCAAAATACATTAGGGGGCACACCGAGAAGGTATGTCGCGCTATCAAATTAGGCTATAAACATAAAGGGTGGACTTTTATGTACGAGGGAATCAAATAATGGCTGCAGGAGCTTCAGGCGTTCCGAATATCCCGAGCACAATGCAGGGATTGCAGGGTGCCAGTACGCAAGGCCAACCGGGGGGTATGATGAATTCATCAGCCCCTCAGGGCTTCATGCAGTATCAAGGGCAAGGACAGCCGAACCAGCCGCAGCAGCTTATGTCGACACAGTACAATGGTGGGCCTGATTCAGGCGCGGACTACGCTCCGGCCAATATGGGTTTTGATGGCAGCGGCAGTGATGGCGGTGTAGGCGGCCAGCCGGCACCGATGCAGACCCCATTGGGAGCGCCTCCTTCTGGAATAGCTTCTGGTCTTCCACAGCAGCAAGGAAACAAGCCTTTGAGCTTTTCACAGTTTCAGCAGCCGCAGGGCCTCCAGATTCAAGGTAACCCTTCATCTCAGGTTGTACAGAGGCCGCAGCAGCGATGAAAGAAGTATGGGACAAACCAAGGCCAAAAGGTCTCGGAAAGCCTAAGAAGCTGAGTTCAGCTAAGAAAACCGCAGCTAAGGCAGCGGCTAAGAAGGCCGGACGCCCTTACCCGAATCTCGTCGATAATCTGCGTGCAGCGAGGAAGAAGTAATGGCTAAGCCGCTAGTTTGGGTTGATGAGCACAAGCAAGTCAAAGCCTGCACCCATTGTGGCGAGGCTAAGCATATTTCTGACTTTTACACTACGGGCCGAAAAGTCTCGGGGGAGCCTAAGTATAATTCATGGTGCAAAACCTGCATTTCGGTAAAGCAGTCGTCATACCACGAGCGTACTTGGGGTGCCGAACGGCTTCAATTTACAAATTTTAAGCGGACAAAGACCGCTAGAAACTATCTAGCATATCTTCGCAGCAAAGCCATAGGGCGTAAAAAGGGAGCAGAAGTCATATCTTTGGACGCCTTGGAGCTCTTGTGGTTTGCGCAAAAAGGCTGCTGCGCGGTTACAGGGTGGCCTATGACTATGGACCTTGGAAAAGGCCGCGTGCACACTAACTGTAGTCTTGATCGGATTGACTCTGATTTAGGTTACGAAGTAGGTAATGTGCAATTAGTCTGTCGCATGGTCAATGTGGCAAAACACGAATTGTCGGTTTCTGATTTTATGAACTTATGTAAGGCCGTTGTGGAGCATAATAATGGCTAGAACACCAGCGTGGCAGCGTAAAGAGGGCCAATCTGAAAAAGGCGGTCTGAACGCTAAGGGGCGCGCCTCCGCCAAGAAGCAGGGGATGAACCTGAAGCCTCCGGCGCCAAAACCCAAGACTAAGGAAGACACAGGACGACGCAAATCATTCTGCGCCCGGATGTCGGGGATGAAGAAAAAGCTGACTTCAAGCAAGACAGCGAATGACCCAAACAGTCGTATTAACAAAAGCCTGCGGGCTTGGAATTGCTGAGGTAGATCATGCGTCCAGTTACTCTCTCACAAACCGGCACGGGCTCTACCAATGGGTACGTAGTCTCTTCCTACATCTCACCGTTTAATGTCGGCTTTGGTGTTGCGGTTTCAGGAACCGTGAATTACACGGTTCAGCATACCTTTGATGGTACGAATTGGTACGATCATCCGACGATCGCGTCTAAGACTACGGCGCAGGATGGTAATTATGCGTTTCCGGTCCTTCAGATCCGCCTCACGGTGAATTCTGGCGGCGGTACGGCTACGCTGACGGTTATTCAGGCAGGCCCTAACTAATGGCTTACGTTGGCTACACTGGAGTTGCCAATCTTGCGAATACATCGCGAGGCACTGCGATCAGTGTGGTTGCGAACAATGTCGACAGTTTTGGGGATGATGTAGGGGATCATGGGGTTGTTGACCTTTACGCCTCGCCTATCCCGGTAGTGAATTATTTTATTCTGATGGAAAACTCAGGGTACGTGCTGCAGGAGGATGGCAGCAAAATCTATTTGGAGTCATAACCAATGGCCGACACTAAAATCTCAGCAATGACCAATGCCGCTACCTTAAACGGTACGGAAATTGTTCCATTGGTTCAATCTGGCGCTAATGTTCAGACGACAGTTACCAATTTTGTCGCGCAGACTCTGAATGTTCATCCGGTCACTACGACTCAGGGTGGTACGAATGTCACTTCCTACACGTTGGGCGACACGCTCTACGCGTCCGCTACGAACACGCTGTCCAAACTCTCCGGCAACACTACTACGACCCAGAAGTTCCTGACACAAACGGGTACAGGCTCTGCTTCCGCAGCTCCGATCTGGAAAGTTCTTAGCCCTTCAGATATCAACACCCAGTACGGCGCGTTCCATTTTGATTATTCAACGACACTGACGAGTACGATTAACGGTACGGTTACTACGATCCCTGTGGTTTCCACAACAGGTTTTTCGGCTACCGGCGCGATTATTATCGGCGTTGAACTTATCACCTATACAGGGATTACGGCAACTTCGTTCACTGGGTGCACTCGTGGTGTCAATGGTTCTAGCAACGTATCACACACTTCAGGAACTTATGTAAATGGGGCGCAAACGACTCCGCTTAACACATCAACACTCCTGCAGATCAACACCAGCGACATTAGCAATGGGGTTACGCTCAACACGACGACGCGCGAAATCTCAGTAGCCGTAGCAGGTACGTACAATATTCAGTACAGCGTTCAGTTTTTGAACACAGAAAATGCGCAGGATTTGGCGGGTGTTTGGTATGTTCTGGATGGGACAGATGTGCCGTCTTCAGCAAGTTGGGCTTCAGTTCCAGCTCGCGCGAGCTCATCAAATCCCGGCGCATACATTATGACAGTGAATTTGTTTTTGACGCTGACTACCTTAAACAAGCTGACTTTAAAATGGTTGACTACGTTGGGGCATACATCTGTTGTAACTTACTCTCCAAGCGCAAGCCCGGCGTACCCATCAGCCCCTGCCGTCATCGTAACCGTTAATCAGGTATCGTAATGACCACTTCAGGCACTGCTAACTGGACACCTGATGTCACCGAGATCATTGAAGAGGCCTGCGAGCGCGCAGGCTTCGAGATCCGTACGGGTTATCAGGGGCGGACAGCGCGGCGCAGCCTCAATATCCTATTTCAGGAATGGGCCAACCGAGGGATTAACCTCTGGACCATTGAGGAAGCTGAGATCACTCTGACTCAGGGCACGGGCACTTACAACCTCCCTGAAGATTGCGTCGACATCGTAGAGCAGGTGATCCGGCAGTATCCGGGCAGCCAAGCCAATCAGGTTGATCTGGTCATTCCGCGCATCGCGCTTCCGACCTATGCAGCAATTCCGAACAAGCTGACGCAGGGACGCCCTGTGCAGGTGTGGATCGATCGCTTGGCGCCGATCCCGCAAATCAATATCTGGCCGACTCCAAATCAGTCTGGGTATTTTTTCCATTATTGGTATCTGCGCCGAATTCAGGACGCTGGACAGGCCGGCTCTAATACATTGGACATGCCGTTCAGGTTTATACCTGCAATCATCGCTGGGCTGTCTTACCACATGGCGATAAAGAACCCTGAGTCCTACGATCGGATTCCGATGCTCAAACAGATGTATGATGAAGCATGGCAACTGGCGGCTGACGAAGATCGTGAGAAAGCACCTATAAGGATGGTCCCTATGGCGGGATATATCAGTGGCAGATAAAGTTTTAACTAACGCAGAAGCTAAAAGCTTAGGATTGAAGACGTACTTCAACGGTAAGCCTTGCCCTAAAGGGCATACAGCGGAGCGTTATGTAGGCGGATCATGTGTGATATGCAGCCGAGAACGCGCAAATAAAAAGTACGTTGAGAACATAGAAAAGCGATTGGCATACGAGAAAGCTCGGTATGCACAGAACAAACTAAACCCCGAGTTTGTAACCAAAGAACGGGCGCGCAAAGCAGAATGGAAAAAGAACAACCCAGATAAAGTACGTGCACAAGAGGCTAAAGATCGCACAAACAACCCAGAAAAGTATCGAGCCAAGGCAAGAAAGTCTTATGCTAAACACAAAGAAAAAAACAAGCTTCGTTGTGTAGAATGGCGTAAAAGCAATAAAGCTCTTGTACAAGCGTACGTTAGTGAGCGCAGGGCGTTTAGAAAAAATAGAGCTGTAAGAAGTGACGATGTTGACTACCGATGGTTCTTTAAAGAAGCACACGAGCTAGCTAAACTTAGATCTGAAGCAACGCAGGTGCCGTGGCAGTTAGATCACATTGTGCCGCTTAAAGGGCAAGAGGTCAGCGGGCTACATGTACCATGGAACATTCAAGTAATCCCAGCGGTTGTGAATATTTCTAAGCGGAACTACTTACCTCCAGAAAGCCAACGGATAGGAGGTGGCTGGTAATGGCTACTCGGTTTGCTAGTAATAGACGAGCGTTTGGGTTCTGCGATCGATGTGGGTTTCGAGGCCCGCTGCGGACCTTTACGTACGTCTATATCTTGGGCAAACAGCAGAACATCAAAGTCTGTAAAGAGTGCCAAGACTATCGGAATGGGGACAATGAAGCATACTGGTGGGGTATTTTGGGCGGCCAGAAGGCTGCGAATGACCCTCAGGCGCTCCGTAACCCACGTCCTGATACAAACAGGAATGCAAGCTGTTCTGACTTCGCATTTAATCCAGTTGCGACTCTCATAGCGTATACTGAGCTAAATAACGTAAATGTAACTGGGTATGCTTCGGTTGTACCTATCTTCCGTCCCGTCCCGCCCGTCATGGGCCCTGTTGATTTTTGAGGTGCCAAATGAAGCACGAAGACATTAAAGAAGACAAAAAGATGGTGAAGAAGGCTATCGGCATGCACGATAAGCAGCTTCACGGTGGTAAGAAGACCGATCTTAAAGGTCTCAAGAAGGGTGGTGTAACCTCTCTCGAGATGAAGAAGTACGGTCGCAATCTGGCTCGCGCAATGAACCAGAAGAAGCCTACCCGGAGCAAATAACATGGCTAGAGCAAAAGAGAATAAGCCGGCTTCTGCTTACTATAAGCAGGGTACCGAGATCCACACGAACGTCGAACCCGGCGGCAAGGCGATCGAAAAGCTGGATATGTCAGTCGGCGGCTATAGCAAGGGTAACCGCCCTCCGATGAACCGTCACGGTGAGATCACCATGCGGGGTACTGGTGCGCAGACTAAAGGCACCAAGTGCCGAGGACCGATGGCATAAGCATGACTGCTTACGACATTACGACATACGCGGGGCTGGTCAACGCTATTCAGGCATTCACGGAAGTGAATGAGCAGACGTTCGTCGACAACATTCCGACGTTTGTGCAGGATACTGAACGGCTCGTTAACAACACGGTCCAGCTCCCCGCGTTTCGTAAAAATGTCACGGGGTCGGCTACGGCCAACTTTCCCTATCTGACGCTCCCATCTGATTTTTTGGCGACGTTCTCTGTCGCGGTGATGAATGTAGATGAGCCGTTAGTGCCTAACGACTATCGGTATTTGTTGAATAAGGACGTGAATTATATCCGTGAGTTTTTTCCTTATCCGGCGGTTACTGGCGTACCTCAGTACTATGCTTTGTTCGACAACAACACCTACATCCTTGGGCCTACCCCGGATGTGAACTACGACATCGAGCTACATTACTTCGCCTATCCGCAGTCTATTGTGACTGCTGGATCGACTTGGTTGAGTACGAACTTCCCGAACGTGTTGCTATACGGTGCCCTTACGGAAGCCTACCTTTTCCTCAAAGGCGAAGCGGATGTGCTGCAGTCGTATCAAGCAAAGTTCCAAGAAGCCATGATCCCGCTCAAACAGCTTGGTGATGGTAAGGATCGTCAAGATGCTTACAGAACTGTGCAAGTCAGGGATAAGGTGGTCTAATGGCTATCTCACAGGCGCTAGTAACTAGCTTCAAAAAAGAGATTTTGCAAGGTGTTCACGACCTTGATAATGATGTTTTCTACATGGCGCTCTACACGAGCAACGCCAATCTAAGTTCAGCAACGGCGGTTTATACAGCCGCCGGAGAGACATCAGGTACGGGATATACCGCAGGCGGAACGGTTCTGGCTAATTTAGGCGTGACCCAATCAGGCACCGTCGCCTATGCTAGTTGGGAAAATGCTGTATGGCCCGGCGCTATCATTTCAGCCGCGGCTGGCTTGGTATACAATTCATCCAAAGGAAACAAGGCCGTAGCGGTTCTTAATTTCGGCGGAACCTACACTTGGGATGGTTTAGAACCTGTAACGGTCGCTTTCCCTCCAAACACGAGCACCACAGCGGTGGTCATCATTAACTGATGGAGTTCAGATGAGTAACGAACTTTCAAATTTTGGCGACCACGCTGTAGCGTCCCTGCAGGCCAACGCGGTTATTCCTGAAGGCATGGGCATCGAAGGCGCATGGCATGTTGAGTGTCGTGGTCAGGATGGCAATCTGAAGTGGGAAGAATCTTTTCCTAATCTCGTTGTCGCCGCAGGCAAAGAACTGCTCCTGAATACTCTGCTTCGCACCACGGGAACGTACACCACGGTAGGTCCATTCTTGGGTCTGACCAAGGTCAGCCTGACTCCGGCAGCTACAGATACCATGACCACGCTGGTTACGACCAATGCGGCGGAATTCACAAACTATACGGTGGGCGGATCTGCAGTTCGTGGTACGGCTTCTTTTGCTGCGGCAACTTCTACGGGTACTACGCCTTCCAACGTGACTTCATCTACGGCTACGGCAATCACCTACACCATTACGGGCGCGGGCGGTACGGTCTACGGATGTTTCTTGGTCACGGGTACGGGCGCTGTGAATACTCAGAGCTCAACCGCAGGTACGCTGTATTCTGAAGGCAACTTCACTACGGCCAAGACGGTAACGGCTGGAGACACAGTCAGTTGCACATATTCGACCTCAGCCACGTCATAATTTAGCTTTAGCTAAATAGGTATACAGCATGGGGCTCGTATTAGCTGACCGAATACAGGAGACGACCACGACAAGTGGTACGGGAACGCTGACGCTTGCAGGGGCTTCGGTTGGGTACAAGACTTTCTCATCAGCCATCGGCAATGGGAACACGACCTACTACGTGATCTTCGACCAGACTGCGAATGTTTGGGAAGTAGGTCTGGGTACAGTCGGAGCGGGTACGCTCACGCGAGATACGGTGTACTCGAATTCTTCGGGGACTACGGCGAAGATTTCATTCGCGGGTAATCCCTCAAATGTCTGGTGCGATTATCCTGCAACGCAGTCTGTCTATAAGGACTCTCTGAATGATGCGACTGCACCGCAGATGGTGGCAAGCAATGGATTGCTTGTGAATTCGCAGACGGTCTCCGCGAGTTATACTATCGCATCAGGCAATAACGCCGTCTCAGCAGGCCCGGTCAGCGTGGCTTCAGGCATTACGGTAACAGTAAGTAGCGGATCAACTTGGGTGGTGGTTTAAATGGCAGTTACAATTAACGGTACTTCAGGCATTACGACTCCGGGGTTTAATCTGCCTCCGCAGCCGTACCCTAGCTGGGTGTTGAGCCCTATTACTATCCTGTGGGAAGCCCCCGTGCTGTATCCTACGGATGGGAAAAACTACGCTTGGGACGAAGCAACGACTTCTTGGATTGAGGTAACACCGTGAGCGGAAACCTAAAACTTAACCTTCCTTCTGGGGGTAGCGTAACGCTCTCAGCAGGTGACTCTGCGTCGAATACAACCGCGACGATTCCTAATACGACAAGCACGTTGGTGGACTTGTCCACGACTCAGACCCTGACGAACAAAACGCTGACCAGCCCGACGATTACGAGCCCGACGATTACGGGAACGCCGAGCATTACAGGCTACGAGCAGATCGTCCAAGGTACGGCTCAATCACCCGCTGCTGGAGCAACCGCTGTAAGTTTCACTGGCGTTCCTAGCTGGGCGAAAAGAATTACGCTTATAGTAAACAATGCTACTGCAACAAGTACAACCCCGATCACCCAGTTGGGGTCTGGAAGCTATACGACTTCAGGGTACGTATCTAGTACTTTTCTTTTCAATAGCGGTGGTACTTTTTATTCAAATAACCAAAACACCGCTGGTTTTCCTTCACCGACATACTCAGTATTGATTCTTACGTTGTTGTCGGCAAGCTCAAATACTTGGGCTGTAACGGGCTCCTGCGAATACCCAGCATCTTATTCGGGCTTCATAGCCGGATCAATTACTCTTGCTGGAACGCTGGATAGAATACAAGTAAACGCTGGGTTTTCGGCTGGAAACACGTTTGCTGGCGGCGGCACTATCAACATCATCTACGAGGGCTAACAAGTGTCAACTTTAAAGACAAACAACGCCCAGATCGGTCAGTCGGCCACGGCAACAAATAACTTCACGCTCTACCAGCCTGCTTCGCCGGACGGTACTGTTCGCCTTGGGGTAGGCAACTCCGGCGCTACGACTGCTGATGCAATCACTGTGACCAACGCTGGGAACGCGACTCTTCTTGGAAACCTCACCGTTTCGGGTACGGGTACTTCTACATTTGCGGGAACTCTGAACGCCACTACGGCTCTTCAGTCAGGTGGTGTCGCTGCGGAAAGGATCGTCCAAGGTACGGCGCAAGCGACGACTTCGGGAACGGCTGTTGGGTTTACGGGAATTCCTAGTTGGGTGAAGAGGATTACTGTTCAAAGTTCAGGAGTAACTACATCAGCCGATTTAGCTGTGATTCAATTAGGATCAGGTAGCTATGTCACTAGCGGGTACACAGGCGGATGGACGCAAAGTAGCACTTCAGGCAATAGTTCTTTGGTGGTTTCATCAACGGGTGTGTTGGGCGCAGCTAATTCAGCAGCAAATGGCTTTATGGTTTGTGCATTGACCGATGTTTCAGCCAACAAATGGGCTATTTCTGGGAATATGACAACGGCGGCCAACGGTAATCTTATCAGTAGCGGATCAGTAGCTCTTTCAGGGGCGCTTGACCGTATTCGTATTACGGTACCCACTGGTAACTTCACTGCTGGAACCATCAACATCATCTACGAGGGTTAAAAATGTCTCAAGCGAATCTTATGTACTGGGGTCAGGCTGTAATGTCCCTCAACCCCCAAGTGACTTACATGACCGATTGGGTCAATGCGTGGGATGCTCAGAACAACCCCGTTGAGTACGATCACGATGCGGCAAATATCAGAGCTGATGAATTGATGCTGGAAGCCGAGCTCGCGGCGTGTACCGCTCAGGCTAAGACACTGATTGCAGCTTCTGACTGGTCAGTCCTGCCGGATGTAAACCTCACCAACAAGGCGGATTTTGAGTCTTATCGTGCGACTCTTCGGGGTTTGATCCTGAACCCGGTTGCTAATCCCGTTTGGCCTGTTGAACCTCAGCCTGTCTGGGGCAGCTAATCTAAATGTTCGGCAGGTATGCCATCTCGGCGGCACCGTTTGCAGGTCAATCGGGAAATGCGTTCATCCTGTCGCAATCGGAAAATATCACTCTAGCGGATGCTTATACAGCGTCCGCGGGGTTCCCAGCGTCCGTAACAGAAAACATCACCCTTGCGGATTCCAGCACGCAGACCTCTGCGTTTCTTCAGTCACTGACTGAGAACTTCACCTCTGATGATTCGAGCACGCAGGCCAGCGCGTTCCTTCAGTCTCTGACAGAACCTTTCACTTCCAGTGAAAGCGAAACCATTGCTGCGCAGTTCGCCGCTTCGCGGACTGAAGACATCATCCTCACGGATAGCAGTACAGAACAATCCAACTTCCTCGATACCCTTACGGAAGACATGACGCTGGCAGACACCAGCGCGCATGTGGATGTGCTGTACTTCGGTATTGTGGAGAACATTCTCTCTGAAGATGTCATAGGAATCACCGCGCAGTATCCTGAGACGGTGCTGGAAAACATTGATCTGACAGAGAACTCCGTCATCACGGCGCAGTTTGTAGGGTCTGTAGACGAAGCCTTTACAAGCCTTGAAGACGCCGTAGGTGGGTTGGTTATCCTCTTCTCTATCGACGAGAATCAAAGCGTCAGCGACGCGTATACTGCCAGCGCAGGGTTCCCACAGACTATCACCGAGAACTTAACCGCTACCGCGGCGCAGACCATTACCGCCCACTTCGTGGTCTCCGATAACGAGGTGATGACTCTTGCGACTCATCTCGAAGTGCATGGTTGGATTAAGATTCCCGATGCTCAGCTCGCTAACTGGGTCAATATCAACGATGCGCAGACACCCAATTGGACCAACATCAACGATGCCCAGACACCAAACTGGACACCCATACAGGACGAACAATGATCACATCAAGACAAGCCTTTCTGAAATGGGGTGATCCTGCGGCTAATGAAGCAAAGTTTATGACCGTCTGGGATGTTCCGACCTGCTGTGAGCATGGTGCTATTCCGAAAAAGGTCTACTGTAACAAGATCATGGTCGAGCCGTTGGCGCAGGCGTTCAAGAATATCAACGAGCGTGGGTTGGCGGATCAGGTTAAGACTTGGGACGGCTGCTTCAACATTCGGAACAAACGCGGTGCCGTGAGCATGTCCCTGCATTCTTGGGGTATTGCCATAGACATCAATGCTGCGTGGAATGGTTTTGGAAAGAAACCTACGATGAGCCCAGAATTGGTACAATGCTTCACAGACGCTGGTTTTGATTGGGGTGGGCTGTGGACCAAACCCGATGGAATGCACTTTCAGCTCAAGAGGATTTAACATGGCTGCAGTATCTTGGATTTTTGACCGTTTGAGAGAGCCATCTACGTGGTATGGGCTGTCCGTTATTCTGGTCAGCGTCGGGGTTAATGTAGACCCTGAGCTTTGGAAAGAGATCACTTCTGCGGGAGTGGCTATTTCTGGTCTTGTTTTGGTCGTCACCAAAGAAAAGAAGTAACCCTTCGAGGTATCCCCCATGCCATCCACACCTTCTCCTAATCTCCGAATTCAGCTCATTGCCTCGGGCGAGCAGGCGAACACTTGGGGAACCACGGCTAACACCAACCTTGGTACGCTCATCGAGCAAGCCATTTCGGGTATGGCAACCCTGACCCTGACGGGCGCTACGTACACACTCAGTGTGTACAACTACGTGCAAGACGAAGCACGTATGATGGTGCTGAATTGCGGAGGTTCTCCGGGTACGACTTGCACGATCACAGCCCCTGCTGTGACCAAAATCTACGTCATTGCCAATAATACCCTTGATGATTCCGATGTCGTCATTACGACAGGTTCAGGCGCTACGGTAACGATTCCGCCGGGTTTGAGCACCTTGGTCTGGTGTGATGGCACGAACTTCTACTACGGCGACAACGCCCTAGCTAATAATGCAGTTTATGAAACAGGTCCTACGGGGGCTATCATTACCCCCGCTGGCACTACGGCGCAGCGTCCTTCTCCCGCGGTAGATGGTTATTTCCGATACAACACGGATGATGGAATCTTTGAAGGCTACGATGGCGCGGACTGGTGGCAGTTTCCTATTCAGGATTCTCAGTTCGGTGCTATTACCATTCCTTCAGGTACCATAGCTGATCGCCCCGGTACGGCGCTTGATGGCTGGTTCCGCTACAACTCGGATTACAATCAGTTTGAAGGCTACATTGCCGGAGGTTGGGGTCCCGTAGGTGGCGGTGCTACAGGTGCGGGTGGTGATCAGGTTTTTGTTCAGAACCAGATGATTGTCACTACGACTTACGAACTCCCTCCGGGGTTCAGCGCATCCAGTGTAGGCCCTATAGAAATCAACTCAGGTGCGACGGTTACTATCCCTGACGGGCAGTATTGGGTCATCCTGTAAAAACAGAGTAAAATCGCACCAGAGGGCAGTTGGCGCTGCCCAGAGGTGCTTCATCAACGCGACTAGTAAAGAGTCACGAAAATGCGAAAAGAGTCTATCACGCAGGCTGAACTAAAGGAACTTCTGGACTACGATCCTCTGACCGGGATTTTTAAGTGGAAGGTTTGTAGGGGAAGTGTAAAAACAGGTAGCACAGCGGGTCGAGTGCATCAAAAAGATGGTTACATTCAGATTAAGGTAATGAATATGCTGCACATGGCCCACCGCTTAGCTTGGCTTTACATACATGGTGTCTTTCCCCCATGTCAGCTAGATCATATTAACGGCGACAGGCGCGATAATAGAATTAACAATCTCAGAGAAGCGCCTAATAATTGCGTGGATAACGGACAAAACTTAAAAACGTATAAGAATAATTCAGTAGGTTACGCTGGTGTTTGCTTCAGCAAAACTGTTAATAAATTCTTATCCCGTATTTGTGCAAACGGTCGCAGATATAATTTAGGTTATTTCGATACCGCGGAAGAAGCCTACGCGGCTAGGTTAGAGGCGCAAAAGCGTTTATGGCCTTTTCAACCTAAACCCAGAGACTAGTCATGCCGGAAAACCGCCTGCAAGTATTGAACTTACGTCCGGGGATCAACAGAGAAGGAACTAGTTATGCCGGTGAAGGGGGCTACTATGCCTGCGATAAAGTAAGATTTCGTTCCGGGCTTCCCGAGAAACTAGGCGGCTGGGTTCAATATAGCGCAAGTTCCTATGATGGCGTTTGCCGTCATTTTGCCGAATGGGTTTCCCTTTCAGACTACTATCTGCTGGGTGTAGGAACCAACTTAAAGTACTACATTCTTACAGGCAATGTTTTCTATAACATTACGCCTATCCGCGCTACATTCACGCTTGGCGCGAACCCCATTCATACCATGCGTTCGACGCTGACTTCCAGCATCAGTGCCACGACCACGGTTATTCCGGTAGCCTCTGTAACTGCAAATAATATGGCGCGCCTAGCGCCTTTTGTCGTTCGTATCGGATCAGAAGACATTTATGTCCCTGCGGTGGATACCGGAGCTAATACACTCGGAACGACTTCTTACCCTTGCACGAGAGGCTATCTCAGCACGACGGAGGCGGCGCATTCTTCAGGTGCCGTGGTTTCAAGCTCAATGATTGCGGTAAGTAATACCAATAACGGAGCATATCCGGGGGATTTCGTTACTCTATCGGGCGCTACGGGTCCCGTAGGCGGAATTGCAGCCACGGCTATCAACGCCGAGTTTCAGATCTTTGCTGCGGATACGAGTTACATCATTGTCGATACAGGAACTCAGGCTACGAGCACAGCGAATGGTGGTGGTAGCGCAGTCATTGCGGCGTATCAGATTCATGTAGGTTCAGCATTTACGCAGTTCCTTCATGGATGGGGTGCAGGTCCTTGGCCCGGTAATCCGGCGGGGGGCTTTAATCATCCTTGGAATTTCCCGTACACAGGTGGCTTTGAGTCTGTGCTGCGTCTCTGGAGCGCCAGCAACTACGGGCAGGATCTTTATTTCAACCTACGCAACGGCCCCATTTTCTATTGGGATGCGGCGACTAATCTGTCACAGTACGGTTCGGTAACAGGCCCCGGCGTAAACATTACTGATCAAACAGTAGCTTCGATTCCAGCGACTCAAATTGTCAACGGCAATTACTACATGATTGCCTCTGTGGGTACGACGAGCTTTACGTCGATTGGTGCGACCAGCAACACCGTAGGCGTGGGGTTCATCGCGGATCTCACCTCGGGTGCGGCTACAGGCACAGGTACTGTTTGGGACCCCGCTACACCTTCAGTTGCGGCTTATGTTCTGGCTACAGATGAACGACATATTGTGGCTTTAGGCTGCAATGACGCGGTGTCTGCGGCGCTTGCGCCGGTATCTGCGGGATCTTTTGTTTCGGGAACAACCTACATCATCAACTTTATAGGCACAACGGACTTTACTTTGATTGGCGCGACTTCCAATGCGCTAGGGGTAACCTTCGTTGCCGATGGTCCGGGTACGGGCACAGGCACAGCTCTCGAAGTAGTTCAAGATCCTATGTTTGTCGCGTGGTGCTCGCAAGAAGCCCCGCAAGTGTGGTACCCCACAGTAACGAACACGGCAGGCTCATACCGCCTGACCTACGGTTCCAAGATCATTGCAGCGGAAAGAACACGACAGGAAATTCTGATCTGGACCGACACAGCCCTCTACTCCATGCAGTATCTGGGTGCCCCTTACGTTTATGGATTCAATCCAATCTCAGTCGATATCACGATTGTTTCTCCGAATGCTTTCACAACAGCCACAGGTGTGACTTACTGGATGGGTCAGGATAAGTTCTATGCTTATTCAGGTCGTGTGGACACACTGCCTTGTGCACTTCGCCAGTACGTATTTGATGATCTCAATACGGATCAGTGGGATCAGGTTTGCGCAGGCACCAATGAAAAGTACAACGAAGTCTGGTGGATGTATCCTTCCGCGGATTCACTGATCAATGACCGCTATGTGATCTACAACTACCTTGAGAAACTCTGGTACTACGGCCAGCTCTCACGCACGGCGTGGCTGGACTCGCATATTATCGGCAATCCTTTGGGTGCTTCAGCACAGACACCTTCAAGCAGTCTTGTTACTGGCGATACGTACATCATCTCTTACGTTGGTAATACCGATTGGGTTTCCGTGGGCGCGGCATCGGCTACGCAGGGTGATACGTTCATTGCCACAGGAAGTGCAGCAGGTACCGGCTGCGCGGTGCAGCTAACAGGGTATGTTGTAGAACATGAAGTAGGCACGGATGATGGATCAGTGAATCCTACGCAACCAATCGCGGCGTACATTGAATCTGCTGACTTTGATCTGGGCGATGGTGGATACCAATTCTCGTTCGTAAAACGCCTGATTCCTGACATCGACTTTATCGGTTCATCTAACACCGCTCCTGTAGCGACTATGACTCTCAAAGCGCGGAACTATCCGGGGCAGGGCGTAGCGGGGTTGAGCACCATGCAGAATACCGCGAGTGGTATTACAGGAAGCGAAGTCTCGACGCAGGTCTATGATTACACACAAGAAGTATGGATTAGGATCAGAGGTCGTCAGCTTGTATTCCGAGTTGAATCTGACTCTTTGGGAACTAAATGGCAGTTGGGCTCTCCCCGACTCCAGATCCAGCCTGATGGACGTAGGTGATTTATGGCCAAGCCTAATCAGATCTCACCCGGAGCGTTTGCGGTACTTCCCCTACCGCCATTGGAATACGACGTTCAGTATCAGAACCAGATCGTTCGCGTGTTGACGTTTATTCTGAAGCAGATTCAGAATCCCGGCCCCGTAAAGACGGACAACCTGACAGTCACAGATCGGGATGAAGATACGCAGTTCACCGTAAACCCCCAAGAGCTGACCGAAACGCTTACAATTATCGCCAAGAATCTTCCGACTTCATCCACGGGTCTTGTTAAAGGCCAGCTCTGGAACGATTCCGGCACTATCAAAATTATCCCGTAGGTATTGATATGCAGCACACAGCCAAAGGATTAGCCGCTCTGGGACGCAATGGCGACTCTATGTTGCTACACGTCAACCCTACGGAAGTCGCAGCACTGAGTAAGGTGCTAGGCCCTTTGACCACTAACCCAAAGACCGGCATCTCTGAAGCATACGGTTGGGGTAATATCGCTGGCAGCATCCTTGGTGGGATTGGAAGTTTTGGCGCAGGCGCCATGATGACGCCTATGTTGTCAGAGATTGCACCTGAAGGGTTAATGGGTGATCTTGTTAAAAAAGCGGTCCCTGCCCTGACTGGTGCGGCGATCAATACGGCTGTTGGGGTTGCAGCGGGCGGCAAGAATGCGGCTCTCGGTTCTGCAGTGCAGGGATTAGGTTCCGGTTTCCTCGGCAGCATGGCTGGCGAAGACCTGATGGGTAAACCCTACCAACCAAAGTTTGAGAAGAGCATGAGTGTCACTGACATGAAGATGCCTTCTGAGAGCGGTTTCCAACCACAAGCGCCTAAGACTGGTTTTGGTTATGATCCGACCGCGCAGTTGCGTGATCCTACGGAAAGTGTAGGCCGAGCGATAGATAAGTCGATCGATTCTTCTGGTGGCGCACAGTATTCCGCCGGAGACATTGCCAGTAAGATGATGTCATCCGAAGGCTTCCATAAGATGGAAGACTATATGAGCCCTCTGTTTACCATGGGTATGCTAGGTAGCACCATCACAGCAGGCAAAGAACAGCAAGACATAGCAAAGCAAGAAGAAAAGCAGGCTGCAGGATACAGCCTTCTTCAGCAGCTTGAAGCAGATCGTTTGGCGCGTCAGACCTATGGCCCGGCCCGTTTTAACAATATGGGTGGCTATGCTGCAGGTGGTCCAATCACTATCCAAGGTCAGGGCCCGCTCCCGGTGAGTGTCACGATCCCGGGACCGATGGCAGACAAGGTTACGCAGGCTGGCGGCCTTTCAAACTATATCGACAGCCAAGCCCGTGGGTTGGCTAGTTTTGCCAACGGCGGTTATGTCAATACGCAGCCTTTCAACCCCCAGCAGTTTTACCCTCAATCAAGAATCAGTTCCGCGCAACCTTATGGAGCTGCAGCTCCGACAAGTGTTATCAACACCATCCACCAAGGCGCAAGCTTTGCTGACGGTGGCCTGATCGAAGGTGAGGGCGACGGGATGTCTGATGACATTGATGCTAACATCGATGGGCTTGAGGACGTGCGCGTAGCAGACGGTGAGTATCTGGTTCCTAGTGATATTGCTCAGATGATTGGCGCTGATCGGTTGGATGAGCTTCTCCGGGCTGTCCGCAAAGCGGCTCACGGTAAGGAAGAACAGGTCAGAGAAGGCGCAGGGTATGCTGCTGCCGGCCGAGTGCTGGGGGTCTAATGAATGCAGTTGCCAAAGAACTTCCGTCGATCGATGCGATCCGGTCTAGCATGGACCAGTTCATTGAGGAGCGCGGTGTTGAGCGCGTCAATCCAGAGCCAATCCATTACCACACCGATGAGTTGTACGGCCGCCGGATCATCGTCCCTACAGGTACCGTATTCGTTACCAAGGTGCATAAATCCGACCACATTGCGGTATGTATGCGCGGGCACATCACCATTATGGACGAGCAAGGCAACAAACGTGACGTTATTGCCCCGGATGTGGTCATCACTCCTAAGGGTACACAGAGGTTCATTTTTGTCCATGACGAAGTCGAGTGGATAACTGTCCACCACTGCGAAGAGCAGGAGATTGAGGCGGTGGAAAAAGCTCTCGTGTGTGACACAATGGAAGAATACAACAGATTATTGGAGGCTCCGAAATGAGCTTTATTGCGACAGGTCTGGGAATCGCTGGATTGATGGGCGTCGAGGGAGCTCTCGCCGCAGCCGCTACGGTAGCAATAGGAGAAGCCGCAGGCGCAGGGATAGGCGCTCTCACTAACCCAAAGGATCGTCTTAAAGGTGCTTTGATGGGTGGCCTGACAGGCGCGGTCGGTGGGGGTATCGGTGCAGGTATCGGTGCTTTAGGTGGAGCAGCCAGCGGCGCAGCCGAAGGCGTAGCAAGCGGAGCTGTAGGTAATGCAGCTACTCAGACAGGCGGGCAAGCTGTTACACAGGCCGCGTTAACCGAGGCCCCGGGCGCAATAACCAGTCAAGGTATTGGCACGGCAGCAGGTGCTCCGGGTATCGGTATTCCTTCAGCTTTACCCGCCGCGGCTCCGGTGGCTGCGCCTGTAGCAGCCCCCGCCGCAGAAAGCTCATTGCTTGGTACTGCAGGGTCAACTCTGACTAAAGCGGCGGCACCTAAACTCCTTGAGACGGGGCTCTCATTTGTTGGGGGCGGCGGCCAGCCAGTTTATGATAAGAGCGGACAGCAAAAAATAGGCGCTGCAAATCTGGAAGGTGCTCAGATGACGCAGGATGTTTATGGTTCTCTTCCCTCATCGTGGAAGCCTTATGGCAAAGCCAAAGGCGGTGCTATTCACCTGCGTGATGGCGATTTTATTATCCCGGCCGACGTAGTTAGCGCGATTGGTAATGGGTCGACCAAGGCTGGCGCCGAGTATCTGGATCACCTATTCAATGCATTGCGTGCAGGGCCGAAGCCGAAGGCAGGCAGTCTAGCCAAGCGCCGCGCTAAGGAAAGGCGCACTGCATGAACATTCAGGAAGTCCCCGTACATCTTGTAAATCAGGTTCTCCCATTGGTGGAGGACTATATCGAGAATGCGCTGGGCTACACTGAAGACTATACGATCGATGAAGCTCGAGTTTTTATTACGTCAGGGGCATGGTCTCTGATCGTTGCTTTTGATGAGCCGGGTAAATTTAAAGGTGCTGCAGCAGTGCAGTACTTCAATAAACCCCGTGATAGGACCGCATTTATTATTGCCTTAGGTGGTAGGCTCGTTACGGGCCATGAGAATGCTGAGATCTTGTTCAATATATTTCGCGCCAATGGCGCTACGTCAGTTGAAGCTGGCGCTAGAGATGAGATCCTCCGGCTGTGGGAACGCTATGGCCTCAGGAAGAAACACACTATAATTGGCGCATCGCTTTAAGAGGTATCACCATGGGTAGCGCATCAGTTCCCTCCAGTACATCACAATACCAGCAGCTTGCTACAGGCATTTGGGGATCTCCTCAGGCGACGAAGCTGGCCATGCCCATCCTCAAGCCGGCCTTGGGTAACATCAAAGAGCAGCAAGATATGCTACTTGGTGTGCAGCATGGTGATCCGTCACAGCTCGCTGCATTCTTTGGTTTGCCTGAAGGGGCTTCTACTGAAGAGGCAGGTGCAGCCGCGCATCGCTATATGTCCGGCCCTAAGATCGCAATGCCGCCGCCTGATGCGGGGCAGAAACCTGAAGCACCTCCGACCAAGCTCGCTGCTCGTGGCGGAATCATGTCATTAGATGACGATGAACGTACGTTTGCGGATGGTGGCGACACTACACCTAAAGACCTCAATAGAGGTCAGGCTAATACTCTTGCTAGCCTACAACGGCAACTCGATGCCGGTAGAAAACTTTCACCAGCTAATCAGAAGAAGTATGACTATCTGACGCAAACTAGGCAGGCTTTCCAGCAGTACACGGCGCAGCAGGACGCAGGTAAAGCTAACCTTGCAGCACAGGGCATTACCCCCGCAGCCGCCTATATGGGTCAGGCCGGGTTCTTTGGCGGTGCGTATGATCCAGCTACAGGCACGTTCCGCGTCACTAATCCCTATTACAATCAAGCGACTGACGTTCTTCAGCAGATGAACAAACAGCCGGAGCAATTTGGGCAGGCCACACAGGCATACAATCAAGCAATCCAAGGGTTGCAGAATCGCGCTAGCTACACGCCGCAGCAAGTACAAGCAGCTCAAGGAATGGCAGCTCAAGCTAATCGTGGGGACATCCGTGATATTGCCGCTCAACAGGCTCAGGTAGAACGCTACAACGCCACACCGATTGCACAGACAAAACGGGAAAAAGCCACACAGACCGCAGCGCCTCAGTCTTGGACCGATCCGGGTGTTGCTCGGCAATACATGAACCCGTATACCCAAAACGTGCTTGATCAAGAGCTCTTTGAAGCTAATCGTCAGGCCCAGATGCGAGAGAACCAGCAGCGCAGTCAGGCCACTCAGCAGAAGGCTTTTGGTGGCACCCGTGCCGCACTGCAGGAATCCGAAGGGCGTAGAAACCTTGGATATACACTTGCGGATATCGAACAGAAAGGTTTGCAACAGGCTTACGGTCAGGGTATGGGTCAGTTCCAGCAGGAACAGCAACTTGGTTCGCAGGTCGGTTTAGCCAATACGCAGGCTATCAATCAGCTCAAGTCTCAGTATATGAATATGGGATTGACTGAAGCTCAGGCTAATCAGGCCGCGATGAATGCTGCTTCTCAGTTCGGCGCAGCCGCACAGAATCAGGCCTACAACAACTATGTAGCTCAGCAACTTGCTGCCCAGCAGGCTAACCAAGGCGTAGACTGGAATACGGTAAATCTGAATACCATGAACCAACAGCAAGCGAATCTCCAGAATGCACAGCTCGCGCAGCAGGCGGCGCTGGCGAACCAGAGTGCGGGGCTTCAAGCTAATCAACAGAATGTTGGTGCTTATGGTCAAATGCTGGGTGGCGCAGGCGGTCTCGGGTCTCTTGGTTCTACCATTGGCGGATACAATACCAACCTTGCCAACATGTGGGGTCAGGCAGGTTCAACGCTTCAGGGACTTGGTCAGGGCTACTTTAACCAGCTTCAGCAGAATGCAGCCAATATTTATGGTGGGCCGACAACGCTGGCAAACCAAGGTATGGGTATTCTTGGCGGTATGGGCGGCGGTCAGTCCGGCATGACCAATCAGATCCAGAAGATTCAGTAAGGAACGCATCATGAACTATCCGAATGTGATGGCTCCCGGGCCGCAGGAAATCTACGAAAGCCTGAAGATGATTCCTAACACCCCGCAAGGCAAACAGATGCTGAGCGGGCTTGTCCAGCAAGGCCAACAGACCGGCAGCGTAGAGGGCGGCATTGCCGCTGCCCTCCTCAACTCCTACAACAAGGTTCAACCCGCACCTCCTGCACCGCAGGGGACTGTGGCTAGCCAGCTTGTTGCGCAGGCTCAACCGCCTGCCCCGATGTTCGATCCCAATATGATGGGTCTTGCTGCGCCGGGTCTTGAGCAAGCAGCTCAAGCAAACCAACAGCAAATGGCTGCGGGCGGCATTGTTGCTCTGGCCGGAGGCGGCCCTGTTCGTGGTTTTGAGATCGGTGGCGAGACCAACCCATGGTTGAGCGGAATGCCAAAGATGCTTGATGCGCCTGATACACGAGCTTATGAGCAGGACCTTGCGCGTCCTAGCCCGCTTACTAATCCGACGACTTCTCGTACGGTCGGTGCAGGTGAGTCAAGCTCTCCTAGCTATGAAGAACGCATTCAGCAATATGTCGATCTGGAAGGCGTACCGCCTGATGTAGCGGCTGAGTTGATTGCTCGCCATGACCACCAGAATGCACAGCGCAGCAAGATGAATGTCTTCGAGAACATTGCTTCTGCTCTTGGTGGTTATCTTGGCGCGACCGGTTCAGGCCAGCGCCGCGCAGGTGCAGGCATCATGTCCATGATGCAGTCTATGGGTCAGCATCAGAAAACGGAAGACCGCGAACAAGAGCTCATGGATGCCATGTATGCTAAGTCTCGTATGCTCCCTTACGAACAGCGCAGCAAAGCTCTCTCTACGATTCTTGCACAGGATCTGGCACAGAGTAAGGCCGCTCGCGAATACGCTCAGAAGCTGCGTGAACTGGAAGAAGAACGCAAGACCAGATTGCTGACGGGCGAGCAAGCGGGCAAGTATGACATCCAAAAGGCAGATATCGGGGCAGCAGCGCAGCGGTATGGCGTAGATGTTGGTGCTACCTCTCGTGAAAACGTGGCTAATATCCACGCAGACGCTATGCGTGAAGTGCAGAAGCTTAAAGCCGCAGGCGTCACTGATCTATCATCCAATAACATCACGGCGTTAGCTAAATCACTAGTCGATATGGGGTACAATCCTAAACAAGTGGAGCAAATGCTGCCTACATTAGTATCGTCAGCGCGTTCGCAGTTTAGAAACGCTGCTCCGACGCCAACTACTGGCGGCGGTTGGGGTAATCCATACCAACTTGGTAACTACCCAGCATGGCTCAGTGACGACAACCCTCAAGATTAGGTGACACATGGCTCGAGGCGAATTCAACCCGCTTGACTTTGGCGACCAATACGCAATCGAGCCACCCACCAATACCGGTGGCGTATCTGAATTAGAGCAATACCTACCCCGACAAGAGGCTGCGCCGAAGGCGCCAGCCCGCGGTGGTAATGTTGCCGCTCTCCGCCATGCCTTCAATTACTTCCTCGACAAAGGATTAGCTCCGCATCAGGCGGCAGCTATTGTCGGCAATATTGCTCAGGAGTCTGGCGGGCACTCTCGTGCTGAAGGCGGCGGCCGCACTGCGCATGATCCCTATTCTCTGGGCTATGGTCAGTGGAATCGTGAACGTCTTCACGGTGGTAAGGGCTATGTCGGTCTGATCCCATTTGCTGAAGCCATGGGTCGCCACGCAAGTGATCCTAACGTCCAGCTCGATTACATGTGGCATGAACTGCAGGGCCCTGAAAGCAAGGCTTTGAAGCAGTTGCTGGCGGCTAAGGATGTTGCAGAAGCAACCCGCGCTTTTGGTGCGTCCTATGAACGCCCGGACGAACGCTTTGCCAATTACGAGAATCGCATTGCGCAGGCTCAGACCATGCTGCGTGGTGCGCCAGAACAGGCGCCGCAAGGGCCTCCAGCTTCTGGTATGCAGAGCTTTGAAGTCTTCGATCATGATGCTAAGAAGCCGCGCACGCTGACCCTCCCGGCCGAGGCTGATCCAGTGCAGGCTATTCAAGCATTTCGCGAGCAGGGTAAAAATCTTGAAAGAATCATCCCGCATGCCCTGACAAACAATAAGACGCTACGTCTATTGGAGAGCGCGGATGTGAATCAGGCGTTGGCCGAGCTGGCCAAGCAACACCCTGACCAAGAGTGGATGACCCAAGAGCACGCGGCCAAGACTGGCTTCGGTGCGGGTGCTGCCTCTGCATTCAAGAGCATTCCCTCTCTATTGCAGCGCGGTGCAGGTGAGATTGCTGAAGAGTTCGGCCCGACTCAAGCTATGGGTCAAGAGTGGATCAAGTCTGCAAAGGAACGCCAAGCTGAGCTGGCCAAGCAGTATGAAGCACCGCTTCCGACTGATCCTCTGCTATCAAAGCTCGGCTATTATGGCGGCGCGGCTTTGGGCAGTCTTCCGGCGGCAGCTCCTGCGCTTATGGCAGGGCCGGCTGGCGTGGCCGCTATGGCGGGTACCGCGGGTCTTTCTGCCGTAGGCAGCTCTGCGCAACGCTTTGATGAGCAGGGCAAACCCTATTCAATTGCTGAACCGACTAATCTCCTAGCTGCTCTTGGTGAGACTGCATTCCAAACCATGGGTATGCGGGCCCTCAATCCTGCTGCGGGCAAGTTCCTTGAAAGCGCCGCTAAAGGTGCTGCTGGTGCGACTGCTGCGGATATCCCGTCTGTGGCTCTTGAGCGTCTGGCCGCAGGCCAGCCTGTATCACCTGCTGATAAAGCAGCGGCTGAAGAATACCTCGGCACCTTCATGGGTGACGTGATGGGCGGTGGTATGGTCGGCGGCGCCATGGGTCGCGCTAAGCAGCCACGTGCAGAGGTTCCGCCTCCTGCTGAAGTACCCCCGGGCGAAGCGCCTTTACCTCCTGAAGTTCCGACTGAGCCTGCCGTAAAGGCAAAGGGTAAGAAGGAAAAAGTTCTTGAGGAAGAAGGTACGGTTGAGGATCTGGCTCAGCAAGTGCTGGAAGCAGACGCTGCGCTTAAAGCTGCGCGTACTGTTCCGCCCGTTACACCCGAAGCTCAAGTTCCGGTAGAGCCCGTTACACCCGAAGCTGCGGCCATTATACCCGAACCTATTGTTGAACCGCCTGCTCCGCCAGTAGAAGCAGCGGCTGCGCCATGGCCGGTAGAAATGCTTGGGTTGAGACCTTCACAGCCGATTGCCAAGAAGCTGGAGAAGCTGGACCCGAACAACCTCGAAGATCATGCAGCGATCGATGAGCTGGTCACCAAGAACATTCAGAACATTAATCCGACGAAAGTCATTGAGTTTGGCCAATACCTAGATGAGGTGAAGAATGCCCAGCAAATCCCCGAAGCAGGCCCGGTTGATGGCGGCCGCGGCCCACAACCCATCATTCGCGAAGAAGGTAGGGATCAAGCAGTCAGTGGCCAAGGAGTGGAACCAAGCGGACAAGGGGTCAAAGCTCCTGAAGTCAGCGGTGAAAAAGTCCAAGTCCCTGAAGAAAAAGTAGATGCTCTGATCGCCCGTGTTGGTGAAATGCAGCAGGCTAAGCCTGTAGAAGCGCCTGCGCCCGTTGAACCGCCTAAGGTAGTTGAACCTCCGAAAGCGGTTGAGCCCCCTCCTGTAGAAGCACCGAAAGCTGCCGAGCCGCCAAGTGCTGTTAAGACCCCGGAAGGCACGCTTGTCGACCATAACGGCTCTGTCTACATGGTGAAGGGTACGGCAGTTAGCAAGCTGACTTCTAAGGGTAAATTCTCTCCTTTGCATGCACAAGAGTCTGCAATTGCAAAGGTTGTTAGAGAGAAAGCTGCATCGGCAGAAATAGAGCCTCCGAAAGCGCCGGAACCCCCGGTGGTTGAGGCGGCCAAGACTATTGAGCCAACGGCTGAAAAGGCTGTAGAACCTGCTGCACCTGTAGCAGAAGAACCTGTAGCGCCTAAAGTATCCGAACGCCCGACTGGCCCTATGGCACCTCACGTCGAGGCATGGGAAGACCTGCGCAGTCCGACTGATCCGGCATTCAGAGATATGCCTCGTGAGGCACAGGGTCTTTGGAAAGCGGCCCACATAGAAGGTGCTGATACCAAGGGTTACTTCGACGATCTCGTTGAAAAGCTGGGCCCGGTTGAACATAAGAAAGTCACGCAGGAAGAGATTGATGCTGAAACCGCCAAGACTCTAGGGGCGGAACCTGATCCTGATGTGCATCTGTATACCAAGGGCGAAGCACCTGAGCAGGCACATACTGTTGAGTCGCTGGGGCAGAAAGTTAAGGAAACCTTTGGTGAAGACGCGCCAGAAGTAGTGCTGTCTACTCGTGAACAAGAAGGTGTCGGCCCAGATGTCCGCGGGTTCCATGACCCCAAGACCGGGCGCACTGTGCTGATCGCTGACAATATCGACACCCGCCATAACCTCCGCGGTTTAGTACGCCATGAGGTTGCTGTTCATGCAAAGAAGCTGGGCAAGACCGATCCTGAATTCCAAAACATTCTGAAGCAGGTCCAGACGCTGCGTGATCGTGGGGTGCAGGCCGTCAAGGATGCGTATGCCCGGGTACCGGAAGGCACACATCCAGACCATATTCATGAAGAAGCTCTGGGTTATCTGGTCGAGCACGCAAAGAATTTGCCGGTCGTTAAACAGTTCATGTCATGGTTGCGCCGCACTGCGCACAAATTGACGGGCAGCGCCAAGTGGTTGCGTGAAGATGATTTCGGGCCGATGGCTGATGCCATTCTGAAGCAGGGTGAAAAGGTCAAGACGGCAGCTCGCGCCGAAGGTGCAGAACCTCTCTACTCACGCCGCCACGCGGCTGAAGATGTGGAGCAGGAAGTCAAGACGATCCAATACGACAATTGGTTCGACAAGTATTACACCCGGGCCCGGGCGGCTCTGGTCAATGCACGGTCACCGATCGAGTATGTATTGAGAGAACTTCCGCTCTACTCAAGAAACGGCAATCAGATCCGGTCAACAGCCAAAATGGCGCAGTCGACCCGTGACATCCAGATCATCAACCATGCGCTTGAGTCGGGTTACCTGTACCTCGACAAGTATGGTCTCGTTGCAACGCGCAATGATGATGCGATCAACCCGATGAAGATCAAGGAATCGTTCCTTGCTATGGGTAAGGAAGCGCAGGACAAGTTTGCCAAGGCTATCAACACACTGGCACAGAACGGGCACAATCTCCGGGCGGAAGAACACCGCCAATTGCTTGAGGATAACCGCCGTGAACTGGCGGCAGTCGAGTCTGAGTTTTACTCTCGGCAGGATGTGCTTGATAAGCAGAAGCAAGAGATTGCGGACATTAAGGCGCTGCCGGATAAAGACATCGATGTAGACCGTCTCGAGCAATTAGAGGGTGATCACAAGGCGCTCAAAGCAGAGCAGAAAGCTGCGCGTGATGTCATCAAGGCACGTAAGGCGCTCATCCACAATGTGGAGACCCGCTACAAAGGTGTGAAGCATACGAAGGATGGTAAGGTCTTCGACGTGTCAGATGAAGCTGTGGCGGAGGCCCGGGCATTCCTGAACAGCTCTCCTGAAGTTAAAGAGATGGCGCAGAATGTTCGCCAGCTCTACAAGCAGAATGCCAAACTCTTACGGGATACGGGTGTCATTTCTGACAAGACCTATCAGTCATTCATTGCTGACAAGTATGACTACGCCCCGCTCTATAAGAGCATCGAGGATCTTAATGACGATCTGGAAGGGCGTGGTGACTATTTCTTTGTCGGTGGTGGCCAGAAGCGTGTAGGTACTCCGAAGAAACTCCGGGGCGGCCGCGGCGCGGAAGACATGGATCGGGTTAACTTCCTGCAGAACATGTTCAGGCATCAGGCTAAGGTCGGTGCATGGGCTATCCACAACAACTCAAAGCGAGCCACTCTGGCGGACCTTGCGGGAATGGGCTTTGCCAAGCGTACAGCGGCCGGCCGTATCCCGAAGGATACTGCGCATCTCGTAGCAGTCATGGAAGACGGCAAGCGGCGTTATTACCGGGTAGAAGACGACGGGCTGTTTGATGCGTATCAGATCATCAACAATGCGCCGCGCAGCAAGCTCGGCAAGATCACCCGTGCTGTCACCAAAGAGCTCAGCCAGTGGATGCTGATCGATCCGGCCTACTGGTACCGCCAGATGTGGCGCGAACCGGTCATGTCAGCCTTCATGTCAGGCGCAGGCGCTAAATCTTTCTTTGCCCCGTTCAAAGCTATGGGTGCATTGACTGAGCTGGCTACGGGTAAGGGCACTGCACGGCAGGCATACCAAGAACTTAAAGGCCGAGGCATTTCAGGATCTCACGACTACCTGAGTGATGAGCGGTTGATCCAGCTTGGCAAAGCCAACATTGACCCTAGCACTCTGAAAGAGAAGGCAGCGTTCTATTACGATAATGCCAAGAAGCTGGGCCAAAAGGTACAGGAGAATATCGACGCTGCATCCAAGGTCACGGTCATGCGTGAGTACGAGCAGCAGCTTCTGAAGCAGGGCATGAGCCCTGAGAAGGCACGTGAAGGTGCCATCCAACGTGTTGGCGATATGCTGAATTTTGCAAACCGAGGCACCGCTGCATCGGCGCAATACTTCAACAGCACCATTCCGTTCTTCAACTCATGGGCTCAGGGTATGGATGCTCTCATCCGCCACGCCACGGGCTACGGGTTTGATCGGAATAGCTCTGAAGGAAAAGCGGTCATGAAGACTTTCTGGGGGCACGCCGCAGCGATGGCCGCCATGGCTACAGCCTATTCAGCTTTCATGTCCGACAATAAGGACTACCAAAACCTGAGCGCCGAAAACCGCGCCCGTAACTGGTATGTGCCTTTACCCGGCACTAACAACCTGATGAAGATTCCAGCGGCGTTTGAAACCACGGTCTTCAAGGCAGTTCCAGAAGCTATTGTTACGGCATCGCTCGGTAAAGATCCACGTGATGCAAAAGACATGATGGTCGGCACTTTGTGGCGGGATCTGATGCCGCCCGGATCTGAATTGCCCGGTGTTCCGTATCTTGTCCGCCCGCTTCTCGAATCTGCGGTAGGCTACAAGCTATCTCTCCGCCCGGGTGAAACCCGTCCGATCGGTGATCAGTCACTGCGGCCTGAGTTGCGGGAACGCGGTAAGTCAGCGGCAGCCGACTTCTTCTCTGACGTTACTGGCGGCGCTGTTTCTCCGGCCACGCTTCGTTATCTGGCTACGGGTTACACACCGTCAATCGCCAAGGTTGGCGAGCTTGCGGCCAAGGGTATTGCAGCAGGTGTTACCTCTGCGTTTGGTCAGCCTGATGGCAGGCAGCAGATCAGAGATATAGTGGACCTCGCTCGGGACATCACTGGTGCTATCTCCAATCCTGATATGGTCGACCGGTCACGGGCGTACGAGTTTGCTGCAGAGCAAGCACTCAATGCGCACAGCGCCAGATATGCACAGCGCCACGGTTTTGAGGGGGTTGCTGATAAGTTCAGGGAAGAAGGTCGCTACGCCAAGGCGGCTCAGAATCTCAAGAGTGTTCTCTCTACACTGCAGATGCAGGAAGACCGCATCAAGAACAGCAAGGACTATAAGAGCGCGGAAGCGGCTGAGAAGGATCTGCAAGAGGTGATTGCGCGTAGGCGGGAGATCACCAAGAGCTTGGAAGATTTGGAAAAGAGAGCGAGCGAAGAGGAATAAAAAAGGCCCCGGGAGGAGATACCGGGGCCAGAGCACATTCCTGCTAAGTCGCTTGCACTGTCAGGCGCTATTGTAGGGGATGCTCAATCTCTGCGGCAAGGTCACTGTTCAATATGTGAACCTTTGCCATATCAATAACGATGCATCTCACGCTGACGCCGGGGCTCGCTGTCCCGGCCGCAAGTGCCTTGAACTGAGATGAAGAGATCAACACGCCTTTGGCTTTCATTTCAGCAATCATCGCATCAAAGTGTGCTCGGTGATCTGCACACCACGATCTAAGAGGTGACGAGGCGATATACAGTCTGTCGGTGTCACGCTCCATGCGCATCACCAGTCGGCCCAAAGGCTCCTTGATGGGCATCTCAGAGATGGCTAAGCCACCTGCTGTGATCTCCCCATGGTTCACGATCAGCTCATTGCGCTTGTTCTCGTTGATGAACTGACCCAGCGTCTGCAATGCATCCTGCTCTACAGACTCCTTCATCACGGTTGTGATATCGCCAAGCTGTTGGATAGCCCATGCTTCCACCCGGTCTACATCGATGTTGTGCAGACCTAAAGCTTTAGCAGCTCTTGCACCAGTGAACACGGCTGCGCACACACCTCGGAAGAACCGATGCTGACGTTTGAAGTTGAACTTCTTCACGTAGCTCTGGTAAGTCTCAAAAGTTTCCCGTTTGAGATCATCTTCCATATCCGCAAGGTACTGCGCATAGATGTGCCCGGCTAGACCATAGTTGTTTGGCAACACATGCTCATACCAATGGCTGGCTTCCTCTTGAGTCAGGGCGTCCTTCACATCGATGTTCAGCTCGATGATTCGGTTCATTTCCCCACCAAGATTGATCCGATGCTGTTTCAGGGTGTCATACAGGCTGTTGTTACCTGATGAGACCACAATGGTTTCCCACTTGGTCTGGTTCCTGCGCAGTGAGTTACTATGTGAATACTGACGATGCTTGCCTCGGTTTTCCGAGATGCGGTACGCCAGCTCACTCAGCTCGTCCGGGTCCATGTTGGTAATCTCATCGATCCACACAGGCAAGTGCCTGTACACACCCATCTGATGATACCGAGCATTGTCGGTATCGGTCTTCAAGAGCATGAGTTCCTTGGGGTCACCCCAGACACTGGCACCGACCCTCTGATTGGTCGACTTACCCACGCCTGACTCCTTATTGGACAGATGCACCAGACAGCTACCTAGCTCCAAGAACTTGTAGAGCGGAGCGCCGTAGGCGATGAACATGGTGAATGCCTTGGCCTCATTACCCGGGGCCCCGTACAGGTTCGCCATCTCAACCCATTCAGCAAGTGATCCTACCGGATCAAACGCATCAGCCGTGTGTGCTGTAGCTTTGGAAGGCGGGCTGTAGGTTGGGCTCATGTTGGCCACGTATTCACGCTTACCAACCACAAAGCTTCCTTCATGCCAGCCGTAGTGAGCCCGAGCAATACCCGGTTTAGTCTCCCTCTCAAGCTGCACAACCCACGCTTGGATGTATTGCTGAAGCAAGGCAGTGGTCCCTTTAAAAAAGGCGCCATGGACCCCGTGATGCGCAAGACGCTTCTGTAGGGTGTCCTGCTTGGCAATCTCTTCATAAGGGATCATGAACTGCACTGCACGCTTCTGGTGGGGGCCGAACGGCTGTACATGCACCATGTGCAATGCCATACCCTCATCTTCATCCTGCATCAGCTCTTTCACCCAGAGGTCGTTACCATAGACAAAGGTCTCCATGGATTCGCCGGCCTCTTCAGCCTGCTCGACTTCATCAAAGTCCCTGCGGACTACACCACCCTGTCTGGGCCGGGCCCATGGTGCTGGGTAGGAAAGAGGTGCTTCGACTGTGGTCTCTCCGGGCAGCCCTTCATGGATCACGTTCTCAATGATCAAATCAGACGCAGTGGAAAGCTCTACTGAGCGACCCAGACTGATTGGGCCTTTGATCTTGCCTTGAGTCCGATGAACACATCCGATGCAACCATCAGGGTTTTTCTGTTGGAATGCCGCGCACGCGGCTGGTCCCTTGTTGAGAGACGCAGCTTTCTTAGCCACAGCCACAGCATCATAGTCTGGGTGACCTTCTGAGATGAGCTGAATTGCTTCATCTGCATCGGTGCAGAACTGAGCCACAGACAGGGCAAGAAGCCACATATCGTATTCAAGGTGCGCACGTTCCTCGTAACACTTCTTGATCTGCTGACAGCCAGCACAGGCTTCCACAGGTTCCTCTCGGAGCACAGCCTGATCATTGCCATCCTTGTCCTTAATGATCTTCTTGACCGGGACTTTGATTTGCTTAGTGATGAGGCTTTTGCGAAGCAATACGTCAAAACTGCAGCTCGGGTACTCACCCATCAAGCTGCTGGTCATCGGGTCAATAGACGTATTGACCGTACCATGAGTTAGCGCAACAGGGATGATGCGTTGGAAAGTTTCCAGTGTCATCACCGGGGCAGCGTGCCGCACCTTGACCTGCTTGGGTTTGTCGGGATTCTTGGTGTTGAAACTGTCTGGCGGGCGCAGAAGTGATGCGCCGTCTCCGATCACACGTCGATCGGTTTCAAACTGATACTCATTGGCCTTAGCCACCAGACCCATGACAGCCGGCTTCCATAGGTCGTATGGGATGTCCCGGTCCATGATCCAGTAGCAGTGGATGCCATAACCAGAACTGACCAGCGTAGGCATGGGCAGCCCTGTGTGGGTTAAGAATTGCTGTAGGGCCGCTAGACCTTCTTTCTGGGTCTTATAGGGCTTCTTAGCATCTGGACCACAATCGATGTCCACATAGAACGATCGATGGCTTTTTACGTTGGATGCGGTAGCACCGCTGTATTTATCACCTTTCTCCTTGAACAGCCCGGGGACATAGTAAGGCTCCCTGCCTTCAGACTGAAAGTGTTCGATTGCTTGATCAGCCTCATCAAAATCCTTTGCCCAGATATGGTAAGGACCCTGACCGGGCCTTGGTTTGAAATAAATCCCCCGGATGCATATCCATCCTTGAGGTTCATCTCCGAATAATGTGTTGAAAAATTCCCGCCTGTTCACCTTGTTCTCCTACTGATGCAGAAAAGTAAAAAGCTCCTTTTCCGCGGCTAAGCGTGCGGCCACTGCATCTAATAGGTTTTCATAAACACCCACATATTTCTTTTTCTTATCCGTCTGGATTTGTACTTCCCATTTCCTTATGCGCGCAATCCAAGAGACGCCTTTAATACCAGAAGTGTTATCTTTCCTAAGAGATGTGTTTTGTTGGTTGTCGGAATCATTACGTGCCGCCAACCTAAGATTTTCTATCCGATTGTTGCTTCGATCTCTATCAATATGATCTAGTTGGCACATCGGTAAAGAGCCATCACCGTACCACCACAGCCAAACAATTCTGTGCAGTTGATAAGTTACACCCTTTATTTTTACTTGCCTGTGCCCACTACTGTCTGTAGATCCGGCGACTTTGCCTGAGCGTTTCCAATACAACTTTCCATCTTTGGGGTCGTAATCAAACAATTGTCTTAGCAAACATTGCGATGGCATTGCACTGTGCATAGTACCTGTGCTCCTAAATATGAGTGAGAAAAGGGGAGCAGTGCTCCCCTTTTCTTGGTGGGCTAAATAATAATTAACCCTTACTCATCATCATCGTCGCCCCATGCGCCCAGTACGGCCGCAAGTTCATTCGGTTCTTCAGCAGGCTTAGCCTTGCTACGGACCTGCGGTGCTTCTTCCTCTTCAGGCTCTTCAACCGGTGCAGGAGCTGCCTTGGCCTTCTTAGGCTTCGGTTCTTCCGCAGGCTCATCACGGAAGACTGCAGGCTTCTTCTCAACCTTCTTTGTTTCAGCCGCAGGCTTCTCAGCAGCACCCTGACGATCGGTCTGTGCCGGGTTGAAGGTGATCGCGTTGATAGCATCCTGTGACTGACCATGCTCGATGACTGCATCCATCTCATCCTCAGTCAACGGGCGAACCGCACGGAAGACAATCTTAGGAGTTGCTGAGCTGGTGTCGAACTTGAGTTCGGTGACCACAGAGTTGATAGAGAGGCCGTGGCCGCCGATGAAGCGAGCGTAAGCTTCGAGAGGCATCTTGCCATCTTCAGCCTTACCGAAGATAGACTGGGACGGAAGAACCAACTGGAACACTTCACCCTGCTCGATGTTGTTAGCCAACACGACTGCAACACGACGATGGAAGCGACATGCGCGTGAAGTGCCTTGGCCTGATCCTGCCACGTTCATGGGGCAATTAGCACAGGCACTGGCCTGTGGCGCTTCGGACTTTGGGTCGGGCTTGATGCCGTCATTAGACCAGCAGTCAGGAAGCTGACCCTTAGACTCTTCCGAGTAAGTGCCTTTGTAGTAAGAGCGTGAAGTCTTGGCCGCAGCGTTGACAATGACAACGTCCAGATTGCGGTCTTCGTTCTTTGCGATCTCTTCGCCGCCAGCGATCATACGCCAGACACCACCCAGAATAGAGATGCGCTTGCCGACGGAGCTGCCGCCCATAAGGGCCTTGGTAATTTCATCCACACCCCTAGCTGCTGCCGGGAGTGCTGCGTTCTTGTCGCGGAAAAGTGCAATTTCATTAGCCATGATTAATCCTCAAAAGTATGGAGCCTTGTGCGTCCTAATTCACTCGTGGCAACAACCACGGGTACCCTCGGCAGGACGCACATCATAGGCCGGGGCAAAACGTACAGTCAATCAACCTTTAGATCGACGGACACTAATTTGGTATGAACTCAAGCAGTTCAAGCCGGGTGGCAGTTCTTCGGGATTCTCATCCAGAAAAGACTTCATATTGGTCTCATGGATGCGTTGCTGCAGCAGCTCAAATGCATCGTGCTTCTTGATGAAGTCGTAAAGCTCCGGCCAGTTTGTGGTGGTGTAGCGGTGCTTAACGGTGCGAGACACGGTGCCCTTGGATGTCTTGAGACTATTGGCATTGATTGCCTTCATCATATCCATGAGCTTTTCCGAGACCAATTCTTGTTGGGCCTTGAGCTCTTCATCTTCCTGCTCAAAGGCGCGCTTTAATTCTGACCGCTTATCGCGGATCTTGATGTAGACAGCAGCCAGTCTGTCGGCCGTTACGTCAGTCATAATTGTCTCCTGTTGCTCTCGCCACAATGACGAGGTGATTTCGATTATATGCTCGAGTGAGGGCCTGTCAAGTCAGCCCGATTACGTCCTTGTACATGGCCAGTAAGCTGGCCTGATCTTCTTTTTTACCTTGCAGTCGCGTATACATCTGCCGCTCCACAGTGGAACCAAACAAATGGATGACGGTGCAAGGATTCTTTTGCCCTGCCCGATGCACTCGGGCGTTAGCCTGAAGATAATACTCTAGGCTAGGGATGGGTGACCACCAGATAATGGTATTGGCTGCGTGCAGGGTGATTCCATGGGAGGCCGCCTGCGGCTGAATGACCAATACGTGTGGCTCTGGTGTGGTCTGGAACCTCTGGATGATGTCTGACCGTTTGTTGAGGGACACATCGCCCGAGATGGCCGCATTAGTGATCTTGTGCTTGGTTAAAAACTCCTGAATAGTGTCAATTGAGTGTTTGAAGTTCGCAAAAATAAGCGTCTTGTGAGATGCCTGCTCAACGATCTCCAGCATTTCATTCAGCCGGTTCTTACAGTCGAAGGCTACGATCTCTCCAGTATCGGAATAGACAGCGCCTGAACTTATCTGAAGAAGCTTGTTCATCTCAACCGCAGCATTGATCGCACTGATCTCCTGACCCGCAGCTTCAACGAGCAGCTCCTGTCGCAAGTTTTCATAATACCTTGCCTGTTGGGAAGTCAATGGAACCTCACGGTCCACGTAAGTCATCTCTGGCAGATCCATGCATTCTTCTTTGGTGAACCGGATGGCCGGCTGCAAAGTGCGGTGGACAATCTCCTTGGCTTCCTTCCTCGGCACATAGCGGAATGTGCTGACCTTATACATGACCAGATCCTTGAAGGCCCCGTGGTACTTAGGCACGCTCTTGGGGTTGATCATCTTGGCGAGGCCGTAGGCTTCATCAGGCGACTGCGCTGCAGGCGTACCGGTCAGGAGCCAGACCCAAGTCTCCGGGGAGATCAATTGGTTGATCAACTTCCAGCGTTTGATGTTGGAGTTCTTGAGGGCTGATGCCTCATCACAAATGATGAGATCGAAGCCACCTTCCAGCAGGTCTTTATGGACCACCTCAATACCGTCATAGTTGATGATGACGAACTCAGCCCCCGCCTTGAGCACAGCGCGGCGTTTCTCTGGGGTGCCATGGGCAATGTCCACTCGTCGGTGCATCACCGATTTGAAGAGGTCTGCCCGCCATGCCGTGTCGAGAATCGACAGCGGGGCAATGATTAGCACACGATTGATAATCCCACGCTCCAGCAAATAATCGGCCGCCCATGCACAGCTCATGGTCTTGCCCGTACCCATGTCATTCAGACAAAACGCTCTAGGATGCATAGTCAAGAATGCTGCCGTCTCCACCTGATGCTTCATCGGGGTGTAAATGCCGGGCCATTTGTATTTGCCAGTGATCGGGGCAGGCGTTTTCTTGAACCCCAGATTCCGTAGGATCTTGGTGTTCCGCATGTTCCATGGCACGGCCACGGTCGACCCGACCTGACCATTGGGTAGCTCTGTTTGCTGCACAATAGTCGCTTTCTCAATCACCTCTGTGATTTTATGCGGGTGCCGCGTATTCACGAGCACCGCCTTATTCTGGACGATCTCCATATGTTCTCCTGTTGCTGCGCCCTTAGGGGGCGCGACTTCCATCGAGCTTAAAGCAGCTCGTGATCTTCGTCTTTCAGTACTTCCAATACGGAAGGCTTGCCAATGTCAGTGTTAAATACCCAGCCGCGGATCTTGGTCCGACAGAAGTTACGTTCCTTCTTGGCAATTCGCCAGACAAGTTGAGTGATCTCATCCATGTACTGATCGATGATATGCTCAGGGAATCCGCACTCGCGGCTGATGTCCTTGATTGCTCTGGTCTTGAGGATCATTTGCTGTATTTGTTTTTGGGTTTGCCGTTCGACAATCGAGCGAACGTCCTATTCTTCTTCGGGCTTTCCAGTTTCACACCGTCTGAATTAGAACCGCCCCGGGCAAGGGCCTTCACATGAGAAACATCCTTACCTGTACGGTCGACACCTTTCTTATCTAGCGCACGCCTTGCGCGCTGACGCTCCATGCGGGCTTCAAAAGCTCCGGGCTTCTTTTTCTCAAGGGCCCGCTCATGGGTGTAGTTACGCTTCTCTTTCGGTGTCGGCATCGTCTTCTTCCTCATAAGGCCAAACGATCAAAGGCGTGCCTTCACCCACATATGCGCCCTCAATGTTGTAAGCGCAGTACTCAAGGGCCTCAATGTCTGTCAAACCCTGATTCATGAGGATATCAAGAATCTTCTGGCCGTCATAGACAATCTTCGGGGTAGGCAACCATGTATCGGTTGTGCCAATGATAGCAGCATCGAAGCCATCAATCTTCATAGGCTCATCCATTGTGTGGGCACCCCTTCACGTCACACCAGTTACGGCACAAACCATTCTTCTTAGGGTTCCAAACATTGGTCTTGTATGCGACCTCTCGGGCGGTCAGGAGTTCATTCAGATCAGCGAAGACATCCAACCCAAACTCCCGCTCGACCTTGTCTTTGATGAAGTCTTTGCAGACCACAAAGATCAGTGAAGTCTTGATTTTCTTGAGCTGGGGGAACTTCAAAAAGAGCGCGGCCGCCATGAGTTTGAGCTGCCGCATATCCGCATACTTGGAATTCTTGTTGGTCTTATAGTCGGTGACCAGTGCCGTATCCCCGTTGATGATGACGAGGTCAGCGACCCCTCTGAACCAGACATCTGGATCAAAGAAGTCACACGCAACCAAGCGGCCATTTGACCGCTTGACTCCCAATTTCAACTCGCAATGCTTGATGCCGGGTTTCTTCTTTAGCGCATCCAGATAGGGCTGGATGAAAGCAAACCGCGGATCGATCGGTGTATCGTCCTTGATGTAATCTTCAGCCGCTTTGTGTAGCTGCTCTCCGTAAAGCGCCGCCTCGTTTTGGGTATAAGCTACCTCTTTCGTTACTTTTTCTGCTTGGTACTTTCTTGGGCACGTTTCAAACAATTTCAGAGAGCTAAAGCTCCAAGCTGGAATTTTCATTTGTTACGCTCCACAGGGTTAAATGAGTGCAGTTTAGCTTTAGCTGCAATTCTAGCCTGTATCGCTTCTTCTTTAGTCAGAAAGAAACCCAGTACTATGCGCTCTCCATCGACATCTATTCTTGCTTCCCATCGACGGCTTTGCTTTTTGTAAGTGACACCGACATGCCCCGATGTGTTATCAGTGCGTAGCTTTCTGTTCTGTGCATTTTGCGCATGGGTTGCTAGCCTAAGATTCTCTATCCTATTATCGTTTCGCACTCCGTTTATATGGTCTATTTGCATTCCATGTGGGATTGGGCCAAATTTATATTCCCAAATTACACGATGCGCGCAATAGGTTCGGCCATTAAGCTTTATATGCACATAGCCGTTGTCTTTAGCGCGGCCTCCGCACTCTATTAGCCTATGAATCGTTCCTTTTTCCGGGTCGATGATAAGGCCTAATGCTTCGTAATCGAGAGGTTTCATCCTAAGAAAGCCTCCAGCTTTTTCATCTTGAAAGCGAGACTCTGACCGGCTCCGATCTCTGCGTCAAGGGGTAAGCCCGGCGCCCACTCAGGCTCTCTTTTTAATTCCTCGATGATGAACTTAGCGACCTTATTCACGATCTGATCCGGCACCACACAGTAGAGCGCGTCATGGATAGTCAGGGCTACCGGAATGCGCTTATGGACTCGCACCATGGACTCACCCATCACACACCGCGCCAATGCTTGAATGGCATTCTGATAGCACTTGGGCCCGTGGATCTTGATGCGTTCCTTACGCTGCGCGTAGGTCCATTCTTTCTTCCCGGCCTCGTTAGTGCCTAACTGCAGGTCAGGATATTGCAGGAACATCTCGGAGGGTAACTGAATCCCTGCTTTACCCATTACCTCAAGCTTGGGGTGCACCCCGAACATGTACGCCATGTTGTTGAGGATCGCCCGCAGGGCAGTCTCACCATGGCTCCACGACTCAACGACTTTGGTATAGTCGCTACGGTAGAAGTCCACAATACGCTTGGCTTCCTTCTCACCAATATCCTTACCGGACATCAGTTTGATCTGGTTGCGAAGCTTTTTGTGGCCCGTGCCATAAATCAGTGAGAGCTGTGAGGTCTTACCAATGAACCGCTGGTCATCATCGACATCATCGTAGTCGACACCAAACACGTCTGAGGCAAAGTCTTTATAGAGGTCAACGCCATCAGCCAAGAGCTTCAGTTTATCCATCTGGCCGGCAAAGTAGAGACCCACCCGCAGCTCGATGTTGGATAAGTCGGCGCCTACAATCTTCCAACCTTCAGGGGCAATGATGGCTTCCTTGAGCTTAGATCCTCGTGGGAGGTTCTGAAGATTGGTCTTGTCTGTGGCCGCCCAGCGCCCGGTCATAGCACCATAGTATTTCAGCGGGACAGGCAACTTACCGAACCTTTCAGAGAGATCGATGAACCGCTCGGTGCGGGTCTCTTCCAGTGTAGATTTCACACCCAGCCGCGCCGCCACCAGTGCTTGCACATTGGGGTCTTCATGGTCGAGCAGGGCTTTCATCCCTTCATCTGACTTGGCAAAGGCAAAGGTCTCTTTCCCAGTGCGGGCACTCACCTTCATCGGCGGCTCCACCCCAAGGTTAAGCAGCGCCTCGGCAAACTTCGGGTTGGACATGAGTTCTGACTTGTCGGCTGTCACCCGGGCCATCAGCTCTTCCTTCTTCTCCTTAACCTCGTGGAGGTGATCTTTCAGGACGAAGGGGTCCAGATACATACGCGGCTGCGTGTGCATCCTTAAAGTCATGTCGATTAATTTAATCTCCGACTTATTAAAGCAGGGGGCCATGCGTTTAAATATCTCATAAGTGAGATCCACGTCATTGGCGCAGTAGAGCATATAGGCTTCTATCTCTTCCCGGCGGAACTGCAGCCTGCGCTTACCCAGCGCATTCATCACCTCGGTACCTTTTTCACCGACACCGTAGAAGTTGGACAGCTTAGCCAGAGACCCGCCGACCTCAGTGCCGTGAATGGCCCGGGCCATCGATAGCGTGTCCAGCAAAAGCTTGGGGTGAATATTGAAGCGGTATGCCAGAATCGTGGCATCGAACAGCGCGTTGTGCGCCAGCGCCCACGAATTTTCCCAGTCATACTGGGCAAGGAAGGCAGCCGTCTGATTGCGAGGACCAGTAAATGTGGTTGTTTCACCGTCATTGACCTTGACGCCTACCCCGATCGTTTCGTACCGGGGATCGTTCACATAGGCTTCTGTGGACATCTTCGAGAGTGAATAGTCCTTATCATAGAAAGTTTCAAAATCAACTGTGATGATGTCTGGCATCGGATTGGATCTCGTTCAAGAGTTGCCGGAGGTCAGACAGATTGGCCTCATTGATCGTGAGCGCATATCCACCTGCATCCTTGATTCGTCGTATCTCTCGCTGTTGAAGCAAGGTAGGCGCATTATCCCCTGCCTTCGTTTCGATGGCAATTAGGAACCCAAGGAAGCAGCAAATAAAATCTGGCACTCCTGACCGACCGTAGCCATGCGTTGCAGGCATGAAGAACCAAACCCCGTATTCTTCAAGGGTCTTCTTAACATCCGCCTTGACGGCGCCTTCAGGAGTCTTGGCCATGTTCTGTCTCCGCACGTTCGTCGATGATTTTGAAAATCACTTGTGGGTCCATATTGAACTCTTTACCTAGAGTCACGAACGCGCTCATGCGAGATGTTGGCTTCATCAAGAGTTTTCCGAGTTTGTAGTGGAATAGCCCATTACGATAGACATTTGTCTGTTTCCATTCTTCCTTAGTCATTCTTCCTCCATAAGAGTCATCTGCTCTTTGTACTCCAGATGCAAATCATCGATCATTTGATCGACCACGTCGGCTCGGATATATTGCACTTCCTCGATGAATTCGGACTTCTCTTCCAGATCCTCGGCCAACCCCGGGTCAACCCAGATTGTTCTTGGTGCGTTCATTTTCCCTCCCTCACTTTCCTAGTCCTGTAATACCGGCTCCGTTCGATACCGGCAGTCCTTAAAGCATCGGCAACTTTTACTCCATCATTAATTAGCGAACAGGCTTTGGTGTATGCCATCTCAAACTTAGGGTCTGGTGTATAGGGTCCGGGGCCAAAGTTGGCACTGCAATAGGGAGACTTCAACCCCAGTATGCTTACCCTACGCCTGATCGAATTGCTCGTTCTTGAATACCCTGCCAACTGCAGTTTCACCATCGCGCCGGGGAGCCCTTCCTTGGGGTACCACTCTCTAAGAATGTCATCCTCCTTCTTTGTGTAGGCATAGCCTGTCATGTGTTCTTCTCCTTTAGGGCTTGCTCCACGAGTAGCATCAGGGTCCACTCTCCTCCGCTCAGGGGTCCGTAATCCTTAGATACTTCATCCCGTTCCTCGTCCGTCAGCCCTTGCCACTCGGCCTTTTTGTAAAGGGGAATCACATCATTTCCATTAGCTTTCGCCAGTGAAGCATCCAAGGTAACGGCTCCGGGGATCATCCATGCTATTGGTTTGTCATTCATCATCCCCTCCTATCCCGTGGTGTTTTTCTGCGAAACGGACGCCGTTATAAAAAGCCCGCATAACTGACTCCCCGAAATACTCTTTATCTATCTCGTACTGCTTCTCCATTTCCTCACTTGTCATCGGCTTTCTTGCTGGCTCGGGTCTGGTGTTCTTTTCTTTCAGTGCTTGCTCTATAGCTCTAGCAAAATAAGCAGGGTCTAATGCTTCGCTCCATAACGAAGCAACTTCGTGCATTTTCAGCCCTTGCCATGTTTTTGGCTTTGCTTCTGGCTTGGCGGCGAGGAAATTTTCAATGTCATCGCATAACTCATTAGGGCCAACACATACATTAGCCCATCGCATTGCGCCCATTGCCTCCCTCAGCAATTCGTTTGCGGTACTCATGGCTCACCTCTGGCTTTGGCTAGGGCGTCTAAAGCGGCCTGATGCCATTCAATTAAAACGCCTTGCGCTTCAATGTCAGTCGCTATCTGATGAAGAATCCAATAGAGATCAGGCGCGGCGGCGATTAGGTGGGCGTCTTCGATATCAATGTAGCCTGTGACCTCTTCTCCGTTTGCTCCATCAACAGCCATTCGTCCGCTTTCGTAAGCCCCAATTTTCCAAGGCCCCGGCGTGAATTTTGTTTCGCTCATAACAACACCTGTTTTCCAACCCACAATACAAAAATAAGCGCCAAGCCAACTAAAACAATAAACGCAAGCACAGCTAAACCAGTTTTGAGATCCTCAAGAACTTCTTTACTCATTCCATCCCCCTGCCAATCTCAGCGGCGGCTCTAACGATGGCTCTACGGGTTGCAATGAGGACGTTTTCAAAAGAGTCATCACCTGTGTTTTCTGTAATCCAGTTATCTTTTTTGCCTATCGGAACTTCAATGCAAACCGAATTAGGGCAGTCTGTCATTACATCCAACCTCAACTTCACAGCAAGGCGCAAAGCGTCACCATCGTCGGTTAGGGGGTTCCAAGGCACTTCATTGCCTAGCCAATAAGTTCCTTCAGCGTCAACAAATTCAAGTTCAATCCCCGCCGCTTTCGCCGCAAGTTCTAGGAGTTCTTTGTCGGTCACTTTTCCCCCAGCGGAACATCCCGCCATTCGGTTTCTTTTGAATTTATGTCAGCCCATAACTGTTGCAGAACTCGCACTTTGGTCGCGGTATGCTCATCTATCGAAACCGATCGCTTAACGAACCTGAGCATCATGGTCGGCTGAAATATCTTGCCTCGAAAGATCGTGGCTCCGGCTGTTATGTCGATGTTGTTTTCCATCACTTTTCCTCCAACGCTTTCAGCGCGGTTTTTGCCGTTATAACTTTTTCCATAATTTCAACAGGATCATCCTGACAGGACAGCAATCCCTCCAACGCCTCAACCAACCCATCCAATAGGTCTGCGCGGATGTAGGCGATATCGTCTTTGTGAATCTGGTCTTCACACCAAGTAACTTCTCCAAGCTCAGAAAATGAGCATTCGCCATTGCATCCAGCGTCCTCGCATCCTGTTTGAAGCCATATCTTCTTCGGTGCTTCGTTCACACGCTCCTCCACGGAGTGATCCGATACATAAAGCAGGATCGGCCCTGTTGCACATCATCGAGCTTCCAACCAAAGCGATAGAACGAGTAGTGCTTATCTGTCCAGTAGAAAGAGAATGAGTAGGACCACCAAGGGAATGAAGACAGGCGCTCAATCTTGAGCTTTCCAAACGTCCACACTCTGCGGTTGAACTTCTTCTCACCACAACCAATCAGCCATCGGCTGACGTTCGTTACCGGGTTACGCCATGTGACCCACTGCCACCTTCTAGCGAAAGTTCTTTCGTTGCCCTTCTGTGAATTGACCACGCTCTTCGCCGTAGCTATAGGATCAGGACTACTCATAACCCACGGATTGCAGATGCCAACCCAATTCAGATTCATGTAATCAATCGTCCCGTTGATCCCGGCATTGCTGTCCCAGAACCACCAAGGGAACCGCATGTGTTCTGCACTTCGGCTCTTACCGACAAGGCCAAGCCATGTCACGAGGAAACCCAACAGATAGAAAGGAATCCATACACCAACCCACAGCAGGGTGCTGATAAGCCATGCAAAAATAATCATTGTCCTACCTCCACAACATTCTCTTTCTTAATGCACAGCCGTTCGCTGTGGGAAGTCTTGCCTACCATCGTGCTGTACTTACTCGGTACGCCTCCGGCTTGTTCGCACTTCGCCGCCCAGATAGCTTCGTACTCAGCACTCAACGCCGCGAGGTATAGCCCACCACCGATGATGAGCACAGTGGTTACCACAAACACCAGAAACATCTTCGCTTCAAAGCTATCCATGTTTCGCCTCCCATGCTTGTTGTTCTTGTGTCTTGCTGTTGTGCTGCACCCGGAGGGTGACGTAGCTGGCGCACTCGAGCCCTGTTAACGCAACTTCACCTTCATCGATAGCACCCAGATGAGTTTGTGCTTTAGCCAGCCGAGTCCAGAGTTTGGTACCCATCGGGTCGAACCCGATGATGAGGTAGTTACCTTCTGCATACTTAGAGCGAGTCATCCTTCCCCCGGACCCATTCAAGTTTAGGATCTATCAAACTTACGGTAACCATGTGCCCTCCCCATGTTCTCTTATGCTCTTCTACAAAATCAAATGCTTTGACTGCGTCTGGGAATGGGCCGTAACAATCGTACCCATCATGGATGCTCCCACTCAGTACAACATACCCACTGCATTTGTATCGCCAGCCTTCGTTTAAGGCATATATTACGGGCTCTTCGCTCATCTCTCCTCCGTATATGTTAGCGCGTTGCGCCACTCCACTTTGAATGGATTGTTAGCGGTTCCCTTTCCTGAGACCCACTTTTGTTGGAGTAGCTTCGTTAGGGTTAAACCCACGTATCTGTCCATAAACCGCAGTTCCATTGTTGGCTCCCAACCATTCTCTTCACTCATCTTTACTCCTCCACTACCGGCACAGCGCGCCATTCATACTCGGGTTTCAGCTTGTTCACGTATAACTGCTGCAGGACGCGCCTCGGGAAAGTCTCTTGTGTCTCTAGCCACCTAAAGCTACAACAGGCGCTTGGCTTCCATATAGCGAGTTCGGGTTCTTCGTACATGAAGAGATCAAATTCACTAGGATTAAGGATGGCAATATGGACTCCGTCCTCATACCAACTGCAGGGGATAGCAACCCCATCTACCACACCAAACAATTCCTGCGATCTATGCGTCCCTTTAAACTTCACCAACTGCGTGACCTCACGGCCATCTCGGGTGACTACCTTCTCACCGCGCAACGCGGCTTCTAAGTTGAATGGTTTCATTCGTCCTCCTTGACTACCGTATACCCTCTGGCAGTCAGCCAATGTATGTGGTTGAGTATTTTCTGGTTCTCCACTTTTGCTATAGCATCCATGAAGATCTGCATTACGATCTCTCGTTTCTCTTCTGGTATATCTAAATCCCAGATGTCTTCGTCATTAAGCTCTAGGTCTTCGATTATTAAATTGATGCCGACTTGCAAAGCGTTTCCAGCAGTAGACCTTGGATGTATCATTCTTCATCTCCTACTTTCAGATCGTCCATCAGACTTCTTATCGTCCTTACGCACTGCACGCAGATCCACCCATTCTGACCGTGCACAAGGAATTGTTCCGGGGTTAAAGACTTTGGCCAGTCGCAAAACCCACAGCAGTCTTCACCTTCTTCTGGCTCACCATCAACCCCAACTTCAAACCGATATGCCGGGTGAAAGGTGAAGACATTATCGGAGAATGATTCGGGACTCTTCTTTTCCATCGTCCAGATCCTTTTGATTGAGCCAGATATCCTGCATCTTCTTGGCAACCCACTTGGCGTTTGCTGTCGGGTTCTTGTGGCAGGCATCGTAGAAAACCTTGATCATCTCCCGCTGAGCCATGAGGATCAGCACCTGTGCCAGCTCAACATCCTTGTCCGTAGGATCTATATCCTCCATATCCAACTGCGCCCGTATGCGCTTCAACGTCGACTTATCAAACATTTTCTTCCCTCGCTTTCAGCATTGCGTCTGCTTCTTCGTAGGCCATCTTTGCTATGTCGGCGCTTGTAAGCGGATCAGGCATAGGCGTTCCATCAGCACGGTAAAGCTGTACCGGACAGGCATAAATCCCCTGCATTGCCTTGGTCGCGAAGTAATCGCGGAGGGTCATGCCTTTTTCAGACAAATCTGGGCAATTCTTCACATTCGGGAATGCAGGTCCACCATTATTCTTACTCATTCTCAATCTCCCATTCTTTAATCGAATGCTCTGCCTCAATGAGGCGGGCAAACTTTTGTGGTTTCCCTTCGGACGCAATCCAGAGTTCCTTGAGTCTTTCCTTCGGTATGGGGCGATCCGCCCAAGTTAATGGGCGGTGCCTTACGTCAGGTTTCTTATCCCAGACAACCTCTTTGAGGACGCCGTAGATATCGACCCAGTAGGGTATGGTGCGTGTGCCTACCCGATCAGAGCTCTTCATCATTAGCCGCTGCAACTTCTTCAGCTCTTACTACTCGCTTTATATCCGTGAGGTACCCAAGGATTGCAGTACCAATCGCTCTAGCAGTTTCTTCCCATTCATCAGGGGGCATAGTCGAGGTCACTACCACACAGGTGCTGTAGCCCAGAGCACTAATCGCCAGATTTGCCGGAACACCTTCCATGAGAGCTAACACTCTCTGGCTAAGATCATGGTGCTCGTTGGCTTCTTGCTCGGGTGCTACGTCTTCAATCTTTGTTTCTTCAGTCATTTTGTTTCTCAGTAAAATGCCGTCCATGGCTATGATGTCCTTATTTAGTCGGCAGACTTAACATCGGAATCGAAGACGCGCCAAACGTAGTCGTCGGCAGTTCACCATTCCACTTTTGCGCGATCTCATATTGGACAAGCTGCGGATTCGCAGTAAGCGCCTTGGACTTTGCATTAATTGCTTCAGCCTCAGCATCGCCCTGAAGACGTACGGCGTCTGCATTCGCTCTCGCAATAGCGAGTTTAGATTCAGCCTCACCACGCGCTTGTTCAATGGCTTTCTGCGCTTCTGCTTTAGTCTGCTGGATTTCATTCTCACGTTGTGCCGCCATTTGTGTTGCGCCAATCTTGGCGTTGATTGCTGCGACTACGTTGTCAGGAAGCCGGAGGGTTCCCACCCAATAGATATGCTCGACAACAATCCCGATGTCGCCAACTTCAGCCCTGACTACGCCCTCTACCTCTGATAACAGTTCCGTCTTGCCCTGCCCGTAGATGGTCTCTACATCCTTGACGGAGGCGGCGCGGACCAGTGCATCCTGCACCATGTTCCTCAGGTAGATATGGCTGATCTCTTCAATACCCTTGCGGTACTTCTGGAACACCAGCGTGACCTTCTTCGGGTCGACGTGGTAGCTGATGCCTAGATCCGTATTGACGTTCAACCCTTCCTTTGTCTGAAACGTAATGGACAGTTCCTTATTCCAAGTATCGTTCTGCGTAAAGGTCGGGAACAGGTAAAGCTCCTCATTGATCCCAACCCACTTGCGCCCCACGGGCACTTCCTCCGCATCGACTCCTTTATCTGACCCAAGGAGATGCACTAACACCCCCACATGACCCGCCGGCACTTTGTCGCAGGACGAGAGTCCGAACAACATCAGCGCCACCAAAAGAATCCCACCCACTGTCTGAATCATTCAAAGTCTCCTTTGCTATCGTTTGCGGTCACATCATGCAGTCCAATGGTTTTAACCCCAGTGGCCACAAGATCAGCCAGTATGTAGACCGATTGCTCTACAGAAAGCCCTTTGCTGTGTAAGAGGTCAATGACCTCTATCCCGATATTGGTTATATCTTCATCACTCACTTATCTTCTCCTTTAAGAAAGTCATACACCATCTTTGCGCCTTCTACGATGTGGGTCAGATGTACCGCTCCACCCTCGTCTGTAATCGTTTTGCCGTTGCTCGTACCGATACGATAGTAATCAAGCACAAAGTTCATAGCCTGCGAGCGCAGGGCTGTGTCCGACCACCACTCTCCTTCATCACTCATTTATCTTCTCCGTTACGTTTCAACCAAATGAGGAGGCCGACCACCTGTATCCAGATAGCCAGCAACACCCCGGTTACCCCAAGGAACACCACAAAGGAGTCCTTAGCCGACACCAACTGCGGGCCGATATACCCGAAGATGGCAAGGTTCAGTGCCACCACAATGGGCACGATGGCCGTGATTGCGATGAAGTTCTTTTCGTCTTTCTTCATGTTCTCCTCAATGAATTGATCCGTTGAAATGTCTGAGATTGATGCAGTGATCAATGAACTGATTCACTTCATATGGCGTGCGGCAGAACGCAACGTCATCTCCGACTTCTACTTGCAAACCCAATGGTGAGGCGGTGAGCTTGTTGTAAACAATGCTGACCTCTACGTGCCCCGCCAAAAGGAACTTCCACCTACGTTCATCGTCCGTCATAACGGCCTCTTAATAGGTGGCCCCCGTGAACTCCCATTCAGCCCTTGTTAATAAAAGGTGGGGGCCATAACACTTACTCCGTCCAGCCCAATGCTTCTGCTACCACAGGCAAGGACTGCACAAAAATCTTCTTAATCTCTAGCGCAATGACACGATGCTCAAGCTGAGTATCGGGTGAACACCGCACTTCAAGGTAATGTATCCAAGATCGAATCGACCCCGTCATATATAGTCTAGTCACAGTTTGCATCGGAAGTACAGCCCTTGCACATTCTTTTGCGACCCCATTCTCCAGTGCCCAGTTATAATCAGCGACTACCCGTTCACAGTTGGCTAGCTGCCGGGCCTGCCACTCGGCCTTAATCTCAGGGCTCAGGTCATCGATAGAGTTCTGCCGGTTCTTGCTGTCTTGCCTGCGTGCCTCGTAGATTTCAAAGTGCTGCGCCTCTGCATACCGCTGAGAGAACTCTTGGAATGTGAACGATCTGTGGCGCAGGATCTGCGCTGAGATCATCCGGGTCGTTTCAATCTCGACTGACATGAACGCCTGTTCAAAGATCGAGTAGTGCTTGTGCTGAATGCAGTAAGCAAGGAGCTTTGCATACTCCGGGTTATCTTGGTTGGGTGATGACACCCTTGCACAATAGGCGATCTGCTTTTCAGCATCAGGCGTCAGCGACACCAGCTTTACATTCATGTTGCTCTCCTAGTTTGGTTAGATCGGTTATGATTTTTCTCAGGGGGTAATGTAGCCAGACCCTCCACTCCTCGATACTCATGTTGTCCAGTGCATACTCCAGCCCTCCAAGGACATGAGCCTTGTCATGGGGTCTAAACCCACCCTCTACGAGGAACAACACTTCTTCGGTGATGATCTGGATATCCTGTTCACAGAACACTCGTCCGCTGAACTTGGAGCCCATTACTCTTCCTCCTCCCATTCGATGCGAACACAGGCTACTCTGTCACCAATAACAACATGTTTGTCGGCACACTCCTTAGATTTATATGCATAACCCGTTAAACCCGCGCAATGATTCCATTTATAAACATTCACCCACCCCTCTTTCTTCACGCGCTTGGGTTTGATGCGGTATTGGCTATCTTCAAAATAAGGAGGAACGCCTGATACCCATAAATACCATCCGCCATCTTCATAAATCTCAATCTCCTCACCCGCCGCCCACGCGACGAGCACATCGTAGTGTTTGTGTTTAGTTCCCATCACTCCTCCGGGCCCAGCACAGGGCCGATCACTGGATCAAGGTTAGGGTGCACGCCCGGGGTCATATCGATGACGTTAGTTGTTCCCTCCGGGGTGCGGATCTGCTGCCATCCACCGTAGTCGCGCATGGTTGTGATGCCCTGCGGTGACCAGATGGTATAGCCATCGCCCATCGGTTGAAGGTATGCCGACCCCTCCGGGGAGGTGATCAGGGCGCTACCGACTAAGAGTAGGCCTAGCATGGTTCATCCTCCATTGCCGCGATAGCCATGAACTCTGGCTCTACCTTGGCTTTTATTTGTGCCCAAAGATCTGGTAGCCCAAACTCATGCGTCCAAATAGGTCTATCAAGAAGCTCTTCAGCTTTCTTATGTACGTCACCAAACGGACCAAAGCATATGCCTGTGTAGCACCCGAGGATTGCTGCTTGTTCTCTTGTTAGTCTGGTCATTTCTTTTCCTCCTTCTTCAACAGCTCATCGAGATACTGTTCAACCACAGTGACAGACTTCCCTGCCAGACGCTGTGCCGTATCCGTCTTAGCCGCTTCAATCACACCCGTCCCGGCGAGGATGAAAGCTACATCCTTCTGATTAGGCACAAACACCACCACCGCGATAGCCGTGATGAGGACATACAACTTGTCCATCACCTTCTTCATAAAGCTATCTTCATACTCTAGGTTATAGGCCTCAATCGTCTGGATTGCGCCTCCCACCACGGCAAGGCCATACACAATAAGGACACAGACGGCTACGGTTAAAACCCCATCCAATCGGGTCAACAAATACAACCAGAAAATTTCACTGCTCATTGTTCACCTCCGGCGGTGTGTAATCCTTAATCTTCTGAAGCCACTCAATGACTTCTCTTTCGGTAAGATAGCCCACCACATCTTCCATCAACCCTTCGGGATAGACCAGATTCCAACGGCAGACATCATCCCCCTCTGCACTCTCGAACTTCACCATACCTAACTCATAGGGCTCCGTGTCTGTGGTGTAGAACAGCTCTCCGGTAACGACGCTCGCGCCATACCCATTAGGGAATCTGAAAGCCCATTGGTGCCCACCAACTGTGTGCACCCTATCCATGACCTTAAACTCTTCCATTACGCTCCACATAACAGCACCTCCAGTTTCTTCATCACGCTACGCTTGCCGTCCTCGTAGGCTTCCCGAGCGGCTTCCCTTACACCGGCTTCATATCCTTCAGAGAACCCCAGTCTCCGCTCTTCCAACAGCATCTCTTTGTTAGCCCACGTCATGGCGGACTGCACTGCTTCTTTTGTATCCTTAGCGTGCGCCTCGGTCACATCTACTACCTTTTTCTGGCTCAGTTCTTGTGCAATGTCAGCGGCCTCGGCCATGGCCGCTTCAACTGCTGCAGCCTCATCCATCCAGACACTAGTGATCTTTTTCCCACGGAGTGTCGGCGGTTCATACTTAATCTTCTTCTCACCCGAGCCATTCCTTTGCTCGTCTGCTTTGGTCAGCCACTGCTTCCCATGCGGGGTGATGTTGTAACTCATGATCCCATCATTGTCCTGCACCCTAGAGATACGATGCTCTTTGTAGAGATAGGAAAGCGTTTTCTGCACTGCCGTGCGTGTGTCGTTGACCTTACCCATGACCTCGGCAAAGGTCATGCTCCCATGTCTGCCGTCAAGCAGTCTCAAAACAAATTCTGGTTGTCCCATTTATCTATCCTCCTCATCTAGCACGTCTTCGACGCCGTTCAACCTTATGTCTGATCCTGCAATGTATGGTTTCTCTAGAATATCTGGGCCTTCATCAAAGAACCTAGTCTGTGCTTCAGTCCAGTGATCGGCAGTGACAAACCCCACATAGGTCACGCTCTTTGTGTACTCGACGGCGAATCGCTTGCTCATCACTTCCCCCTCTTCAGGTGATATTCAACGCACTTGCTGCCGATCCCATCAGGCACGGGCAGTGCGCATTCAAACTCCTTGGATGACAGGACAACTATCTCGCCAAACACCGCGTCCCAAAGCGTCAGGGCAGTAAGCACCACCACAGCAAACATGAACACGTTACCCGCGCCAGTCGTAATGATCCAATCACCAAAGCGATCTAGTGTTTTCATTGCACTGCTCCGCTTGCGGCAAATGCCCGGCCCATGCCCTCGACCACCTTGCCCATCACAACTAAGCCTTGACCCGGTGAAAGCCCTCGATCAAGCATGAACTCGACCAGTGCAGTTGCCTCCTCTTCAAGCTTTTCTTGCGGCATTACGCCAACCATCAAAGCAATCGCCGCCTCTTCAGA